ATCATAGATTTGACGTGTGGGTTCGAATCCCACTCTTTCCGCTGAATAAGCCCGAATGGTGGAATTGGTAGACACGCAGGACTTAAAATTCTGTTCCAATTGTTGGAGTGTGGGTTCGATTCCCACTTCGGGTACTTTAAATTTGGGTTGATTTACATCAAACCCATTTTTTTATGCCGTTTTTTGATTCTGTTATTATTGTAAATACAATACAATATTCTACTAAATAATATGTAACCATTATATATGTATACTATAATGAAAATTTTAGTTTTTTATTTGTTCTTTATTTTATTAATCTTTCTTTTTCAAAATTTAATTTTGTTTTTTATATAAAAAAAGTTGTATATATAGATAATATTTTGTATATTAGAATCGAAATGAATTTTTAAAAATTAAAAACCTAAAGTTATGAGAAAATTACTAACAGCAATTTTAATACTCGCATCAACATTTACATATTCACAATCAACATTGAATTTTGTAAAACAGTTTAAAGTAAATACACATGAGTACTTCATATCTAATGAAGATTATGATACACAGATTTCCACAACAAATTCCAACTTAATTACAATTTCTGCGGAAATAAAAGCAAATACAAATGATAGGATACTTAATCAACTTTTTAAAGTAGGTAGATACAACATAATTATAAAAAATGGTGAAATTCTATTGGATAGAATAAAAAAAATAGTATTTATTAATGGTGTTAAACTTGAAGAAAATGTAACATTAAATATACAAATTCCGAATGGTGTAATACTTATTAACAATACTAATACCAAACTGTTATAATATGAAATTTTGGAAGATACTCATATCGAATTACAAATTAGCAATATTATTAATACTATTATTATACTTATTAACGCTAAACTACAAAAGTAGTAATTCTAATTTAATTATCGATGATTCTACTAATACAAATATCAATACATCTGTTGATATTATTAATTACAATACTACCGATTCTTTATTATTTGATTTAGAAATATATGCTGGTAGATTTGATTCAGTAGTTATCGATGAAAAACCCACTAAAAAACTTTCAAAATATTTATGGAATGGTGCGCCAAGATATCGTAATTGGGTAACACAACGTGAATGGCGTGGTAGTCATTGTAGGGGTAGTGTACAAAAGAAAGCATTTAGAGCTTGGAAAAGTACCGAAATAGATAATTTTATAGATTTTATGTGTATGGCTGCCATAGAAGAAACGGTTGTTTATACAGATATCCCACCAGAACTGATAGTAGCTCAAGCTATCATTGAATCAAATTTCGGAAAGAGTAGATTAGCATCCCAAGCTAATAATTATTTCGGGCATAAGTATCGTGGTTCTGAATCAGATATGTTTGTAATTGCCCACGACGACTCACCTACAGATAGATTCACAAAATATAGGTCAGTCTGGTTTTCAATTAGATATCATAGTCAATTACTAATGCGTAAGTATAGAAAGCGAATACATAAAGAACCAACATTAAACAGATGGCTATACGCTTTATGTGGTGGTTTAACCGTAGATAGTAGTAAGAAATTTGTAAAACGTGGTAATTCAGTTTATGCTACATCGTGTATGACAGAGCCATGTTATTCACAAAAATTAAAATATATAATAAATAAATATAGATTAACTGATAGAATTATTAAACATAACAAAAAATAGGATTTATGAAACAAACACAAACTTATCACGAGGTTACTCAAAAACTAAGAGATTTTTTTTTATCTAAAGGATTTATAGAAGTACCATCACAATCTAGAAAATCAATATTGGCCGCATGTGAAAACCCACATTCAGTAGCAACGTTCACCTACGATGGTGTTGTATGGCCATTACCACAGACTGGTCAGATGTGGTTGGAATATGAGTTGCTTAAAAATCCGGATTGGAATGGGTGTTTTTGTGTATCCACATCATACAGAAATGAAAAAGACCCAATACCAGGCAGACATGAAAAGATTTTCCCAATGTTTGAATTTGAATCCAAAGGTGATTTCGAAGCTCTAAAGAAGTTGAACATTGAATTAGCAGAGTATTTAGGATTTGATACACCTGTACAACTTGATTATGATACGACTTGTAAAGAATATGGTGATGTAGAAATACTCGAAGATGAGCACGAATCTAAGATGTGGAAAGAGCTTGGTCATTCGATATCACTTGAAACATTCCCAATTAGAACATCACCATTTTGGAATATGAAATATATTGGTGATGGTAAGTTTAATAAATGTGATATCATACTGTTCGGCCAAGAGACATTTGGTACGGCTGAGCGTAGTTGTGATTCTGATGAAATGCGGCATTTCTTTTACTCTATTATGGATGGTACATATTGTGAGAAGTTATTTGAACTATTTGGTAAAGAGCGTGTTGAATCAGAGTTAAACGAGTTCCTATCTTATGAGTTCTTTCCAAGATTCGGAGGTGGTATTGGGTTGACTAGATTGGGTAGAGCTTGGGAATTATTAAAAAAAGAAAAAGAAAGTGAACTAAGTGAAATTGTATAAATGAATACTTTTTGGAAAACTGAAAGAAATAGACATGATAAATTTGAATTAGTACCATATGTAAAAAGATACCTAGCAGAAAATGCCCAATTCGATGTTAGGATTTACGTTGGTACTGATTCACAATCCTTAAAAAGATATCCCGATACAGGTTATGTAACTTGTGTTGCTTTTCATTTGGGTACGCTTGATGATTTTGAATTCTATGGACATGGTGTTCATACTATCTATAAAGAATTTAAAGTTCCTAAAATTAGGGATACGTTTCGTAGGTTGTGGCGAGAAGTTGAAGCAACTATGTATATAGCTGAAAAACTTAGGAATTCTGGCATACATATCCATTGTATTGATTTGGATTTTAATAAAAATAAGATTTACGAATCCAATAGACTTATATCCGCCGCAGAAGGTTTGTTTAGGGGTCTTGGGTATAACGTATCATCTAAGCCTGATGAATTGTTTGCGACATGTGCTGCCGATTCTCTTATACATAGAATAAATTGGAAATCTGTACCACTAACTAAATAAAATAAAAGTTATAAATACTGTAACCTTTTATCAACAGACATCGTATATAATAGTGTATAGTGATTGTTAATAAAATACAGATTTATGGCATACAACAAATTTAGATGGTGGGTAACCGGTCGTATTAAGAAACCACTACCATCAACAAAACCTTTATTGGATAGAATTCGTAATGGTGATTTTGAATATTCACCATATTTTGAACAAGCTGAATCACAGCGTAAGCTTTCTGATGAATTGTTTGATACTACTTTTAAAAATTCAAAATCAAATAGTTATATAACAAAGTATATGGATTCGTTAGATTCTGGTCGTATGAATCGTGTACGTGCTTTAAAGTTGGATGATGAAGCGCATAAACATGAATATAACCGACTCTGTACGTTACGTGAAGCGTTGTTTAAAGAGTTCGGATTCGATTTGTGGGATTCTGTCATGAATGATGATTTCAATGGAAATACTGAAGATTTATATTGGTATTATAAAACTAAATAAATTAAGATGGGAAAACATACAAAAGAGCAATTGGATAATATGTCCGATGAAGAATTATTCAAATTGTTAGATGAACGCTCTAACGAATTAAATGAATGTAGTAGACCTTTAGGTAGGTATCATACTAAATTATATACCGCTACATCAGATTTCATATGTGGTAACGAATTCGATAGAGATAGGATAGATAAAGCTTCTGAAATAGGTTCTGAAAATGATAAAATGGTTAATGATAAAATCATAGATACTATGTTTAAAAATGATTTGAAAGAACCTAATCTAAATGTAAAGAATATTAAGACACATCGCTCACAATGGTTTGATTAAAATTAAGTAATATGGGATGGGAATCTATAACCCTAAATTATAAAATATTGTACCTAAAAGAACTTATGCAAAATTGCTCTGATGGTACATTTAATAAAAGTGATATCTATACAGTTGATGCACTTATAACCGGTTCTAGAAATACATATTCAGGCGAATTATCATTTGAATTTTCAAAAAACCATATGAATTTTTTAGAATCGGCTTGGGATTTAGCTGTTAAGTATCAGACGGATAGTTCTATTTTACATTTTATCAAAAAAGAAATACAAAAAAAGTAATAAAAAGTGTAACATTTGTTACACTTTTTTCGTATAATATAGTGTAGGGTGTTTGGTTATGGGGCTGTTGGTATTCACTTATTTAAATTAAAACATTACGTATGGATAATAAAAATAGTAAATTTTGGATTGATTATGACTTCTTTTCACCAATTGATGGTGATTCTAAGTTAGATTATATTGCCTTATCATCATATAAACGGGCCGTATCTAACTTCGTTAACATCGTAACAGGTGAATCAATCAAAGTTAATTTTAACGTTACAGGTGATAGTTATACGGATGGTAAAACTGTTACTATTTCATCTAAAATTGATGAAACTGATTTTGACCCAATCGTTGGGTTGGCTCTTCACGAAGGGTCGCATATTAAACTTACCGATTTTAGAACACTAAACCACATAAATGGGGCTAACTATGTTGAAGATTGTTCTGTTGGTTCGTATTGGTATTCACTTTATGAAAAGTATCATGAGAATATGGTTAATGTTGGTTCTTATGATATCACAAATTTTTGTGAAAATTACGTATCACCAAAATTGAAAAATATCGTAAATGTTATTGAAGATAGACGTATTGATTGGTTTGTTTACACTACGTCACCTGGCTACAGGGGTTATTATCAATCTATGTACGATAAGTATTTCAACGCTAAGCAAATTGATAAGGGTTTGTTGAGTTCTGAATATCGTACAGAAGATTGGGATTCTTACTTTTTTCGTCTTATCAACATAACAAATCCAAAACGTGATTTGGGTGCGTTATCTAAGTTAGGATTGATTTGGCAAATGCTAGATTTAAAAAACATTTCCAGATTGAAAGATACATGGGATGTTATTAAATTATCTTTAGAAGTTTTTAAAGTTATTGAATCTCAAATATCAGTTGATAGTTCCAATTCATCAAATGATGGTGATGATTCTGACCAATCTACCGGTGGTGGTGGTTCTGATGGTGATGGTTCTGATGGTTCTGATTCCGAACAATCAAATGATGGTGATTCTGATGGTTCTGATGGTGATGGTTCTGATGGTTCTGATAATGGTAATACTACTACAGCTGGTAATGGTAATTTATCTGATAGACAGAAACAACTATTAGATAAGGCTATTAAAAAGCAAAAAGATTTTATCGATGGTAGTATCAAAAAACGTAAAATATCTAAATCTGATTCTAAAAAGATAAAAGCTATTGATGAAAGTGGTGTTAATAGTAAAATGTGTGGTGGTGGTGGGCATGATAAAAATTCACTTAATAAAGCTAGAAGTGGTAATAAAACCAATGTAACAATTGTAAATAACTTTACAAAAAAGTTAATTGAATCCAAATTATTGGGCAGCGCCTTACTACCTCTCGATATTGATTCCTGGCGAATTGATAGAGTTAATAGATATCATGAAAACATTGTTAAAGGAACGCAATTGGGTATTATGTTAGGTAAAAGATTAAAAAAACGCTCTGAAGAACGTTCTTTAGTTACACCAAGAATGAAATCAGGTAGAATATCCGGCCGATTGATGCATGAATTGGGTTCTGGTAATTACAATGTATTTAACCAGATAGAGATAGATAAAAGAACACCATCTCTTATACATATATCTGTTGATGCTAGTGGTTCTATGAGTGGTTCTCGATGGGATAAAACACAAACTGCGGTTGTTGCTATTGCTAAGGCGGCAAGTATGACTACTAATTTAGATGTTGTTATCAGTTACAGAACTACATATTGTCCTAATCATAATGATGATACACCATTGGTTATATTGGCTTATGATAGTAGAAAAGATAAGTTTTCTAAAATTACACAACTATTCAAATATATAGATTGTACGGGTACTACTCCTGAAGGTTTGTGTTTTGAAGCTATTATGAAAGATATCATAAATACCGGTGGTAATTTAGAAAAGTACTTCATAAACTTTTCAGATGGAGCACCACAATTTCAAAACAATGATATATATTATGTTAGAGATTACGCTATTAAACATACTAAAACGCAAGTTGATAAAATCAAAGCTAATGGTATAAAAGTTTTAGGTTATTTTATATCTGATAGTTATGATTCTTGGAATTATGATAGTTTTGTTAAAATGTACGGTAACGATTCACAAAAAATTAATGTTGAATCATTGATACCGTTGGCTAAATCTTTGAATAAATTCTTTCATTAATTAAAAAAAGTTTGTAAAAAGTGTAACATTTGTTGCACTTTTTTCGTATAATATAGTGTAGGGTGTTTGGTTATGGGGCTGTTGTTATTTTTAATCTCTTAAATTTTAATTATGTCGAAAGGTAGAAAAACAATGAATGTTGAAAATATGGTTATTTGGGCTAATAAACAGTTATGTAGGACTGATGAATATTCTAATAAGGATGGGTTCAAAGATGGAATTGCTCATATGATTGAAATGGTATTACATCAGAGTGGTAACTATAATGGCTACTACATAGATAGTATTGATAACCATTATCAAAATAGACATTATTTTTTCAAAAAAAGTTAGTTTTTTTGTAACCTTTTAGAGCTAGACATCGTATAATATAGTGTAGGGTGTTTGGTTATGGGGCTGTTGTTATTTAATCTGATTATTTATTAAAAATTAAGAAATATGCAAAAAGAAGTTTTTTATTTTTCCGCTGAAAGAAATCCTAATAAAGATATCATCTTAGTTGATGGTGTTGGTAATAAGTACTTTGTAGATGAACTAAATGATAGGTCTACATGGACTTACAAACGTATGGGTACTGTAGTTAATAACCCAAATAAGTGGTGTGTTAAGGTATCGTTTAATAATGGTGCTTTACGATTGGCTAAGTTCACTAGAAAATCCGGTGGTGTTCCCAGTTCATTCGCTATGGTTGGTTGTAATATTGCTGAAATGGGACAATACAATATCGAATTTGGTATTAATAGTAATTATATTTCTGATGATGTTAAGGTTGAAATAACTGAAACGCCTGTAGAAAATACATCAGTTAAACCACCATCTAATGAAAACATTTTGAACTTCATTCACTCTGAAGCTAAGGATTTAAAACCTAAAATGTTATTTATGAGTGAACTTAAATGGAAATATTTAATCCGTAATATCCTTAGAGGTAAAAATATTATGATGACAGGACCCGCTGGTTGTGGGAAAACTATGGCAGCAAAGGCGGCCGCTAACGCACTTGATGGGTATAATATGGAAATCTTCAATCTTGGTTCTACGCAAGACCCCCGAACTACTCTGATTGGTAATACTCAATTTGATAATACCAAAGGTACGGTGTTTAATCCATCACCTTTTGTTAAAGCAATACAAACTCCGAATACTGTAATTGTATTAGATGAAATCTCCAGAGCACATCCTGAGGCTCATAACATTCTAATGACCGTATTGGATAATGGGCAACGATACCTTAGATTAGATGAGGCGGCAAATTCACCTGTGGTTAAAGTTGCTGATGGTGTTTCGTTCATCGCTTCCGCTAACATTGGTAATGAATATACTTCAACTCGTCAAATGGACCGGGCTATGATTGACCGTTTCACAATTATAGAGATGGATACTCTTAATCTTGAAGAAGAACATTCACTACTTACAATGTTGTATCCTGATGTTGATGAAAAGATTTTACAATCCATATCTGAAATAACTACAATGACTCGTAGTGAAGTTAAAAAGGAAGCACCACAGCTTACTAATTCACTTTCTACCAGAACGGCCGTTGAAATTGGTTCTTTGATTGATGATGGGTTTAACTTGGCTGAATCCGCTGAGATTACAGTTTACCCATTATTTGATGATTGTGGTGGGGTTGAATCAGAAAGATTGTACATCAAACAATTTGTTCAAAAGTTTGTAGGTATTTCAGATGGTGATACGAATTTGTTTAATACTGATAACGTAGATAATCCGTTTAAATAATTATTTCTTAATTTGAATTGGTGTTTCTAAAAAGAAACATCAATTCTTTATATATTATATATTATGCATACTAAATTAGCTAAAGAAGTAACCAACGAAGTTATAACTGAATTCGAAGGTAACTTACTTTTCGATAACCCGTTTATTGATAAATTTAAATTTAAAAGTAGACTTTACAAATCACTACTACCATTAACAGAACTAGATGCACTTACAAAATTGGATTCTATTGTAAATAATATTTATACTGAAGTGTTTGATGGTAATTTAAGGAATGCTATTGATTCATTAGTTGATAGAGGTTTGTTAGTTGAATCTAAAAATGATGATGGTGAAACAACATATTCTGTTGATGATACTATAATATTTGATAAACTAAAATAAATAACTATGGATGATAAGATTAAAAAGGTAATAGAAATGGAGCAATTTTTATTTGGTGAATCTATTTGGATTGAAATGGATGAAGCTTATTTTGAATCATTACGGGCTAACTATGATAAAGATGAAACTGAAATAGGCCCACGACGATTCAAAACTTATATAAACAAAGATTTACCTATATATATAATAATAATTCCGGCGGGCCGGCAACACAATGGTGAACGTATGGTTCAATATTTTCATTTAGTTGTTGAAGATTTTGAATTAGGTGAATGCAATGGTTCGTATGAACTTATTGATGAAGATACATTATTTAATAAATTTAACATAAAATATAATTAATTATGGCTTATTACATAGCAAAAGTAAAGGTTCTGATTACAGACCAAAATGGTAAAGAAAAAAAAGTTGTAGAGCAGTATTTAGTAAACGGTGTTTCGGTTACTGATGTTGAAGCAAAAATTCATACTGAATTTAGAAACGGTGTGGTTGATTTTGAAGTATCATCAGTTACGGATACTAAGATTATTAAAGTAATAGATTAGGAGTTTGTATGGATTTTAATTGTGGTTCTTTTGTGGTTGTAAGTACTTTTAAAAAATTCAAAGTTGGTAAAATTATAGATGTTTCAAAAGGTACATATACAGTTCAAACTGAAGATTTAAAGGTTTATGATAATATCACTACCGATTCAAATAATAGTGTTTACATCCACATCGGAGTCACTAAATCATTCTTAAAAAATAACAAAAATGGAAATATCTAATAATAAGTTAAGTAGAATAAAAAAAAGAGTAATGAATTTATACCCAAAATCAAAGGTTTATATGGTTAATGGTAAATATTATGTTTGGGATGGTGACGGTAATAAATTACACAATGAGTATATGATACCACCACAAAAAACATCACATATGGCTTGGTATTGGTTTGATTCTATAATAAAAACAAACCAAAACATACAAAGAACGCATCCGAAAAAAATGAGCTTGGAAAAATTTAATAAAAAATTTCAAAGAATTTCCGGTCGTAATAAAACAAAGTGATATTTATATAAAATAGTTAACGTTTAAATAAAATAAAATGGCTCGTAAGAAAAATTTAAAAGGTTATATCAACCATTCATTTGCTACACCAAAAAATCTAAAAGATAAGCAAAAACAATCATATGGTAAGTATTTTTCAAGTATTGATTTTTCACCAAATGGTAATATCAATGAAAATAATTTCCGAGATAAATCAGTTCCAATCGGTACGCTATCAGTTTCAAATAAGGAATTTGAATTAACTGAATATGAAATTAACAAGCTTATAAATACTTTAGAAAACGCATTATCAATTCATACTAAAAAAATAGCATTGGGGTTATGACAGATGAATTCAAAGAATTACTGATAGATTATGTTAAATCATTATCTTTCAAAGATAACTTTGGTATTTCTTTAAATTTAAATGATTCATACTCAAAAAGTAGAGATTTTATAATACTTGCTAAAAGTAATACCATAATGTATGCCCTATTTGATAGAACTGATTACGGTTTAAAAGAATATGGATGTGGTTATTCTATAAAGATGATTTCTAATATTAGTAAAATGTTAAATGATAGTAATAAAAAATATGTTAATATGTTCAATTACATACTAAACAAAATTTTAGATTATTATTCACAAACTGTTATGACTAATAGCGGTAACAATCTATTTAAATTATCTAAGGATGGTTTGGAGTTTTTAAATATGATAAATAAAGATGATATACCATTTTTAGATGATAATTATTAAATGTACAATATCTATTTATATGGAAATATCAGATGAACATAAAACAAAAATAAAGGAAATTCTAAAAAGTGAAAACGATACTGAAGTCTTATCCCATAAGCTAAAATTATATTTGTTAGAACATAGCGAATATTTTAGTAACTTGATTTCAGGTATGGATGTTACGTGGTTAGTTAAATCAATAATTTTAAATAACAAAAATAAAAAGGCTTGATTATGGTTAATGGTAATGACTACTGGGATGCTGACGAATTTGATTTTTTTAGTGAACTGACTAATGCTGATAAGTTGATGTATATATATGAAATTATGTTATCTAAGTATTCTTTTAGGTTTATAGATGATGAATTTGAAGAAGATGATATGGATGATGATATCGATGATGATATGGGTGATGGTGAAAAAATCAACTTTGATGAATTTAAATTAACAGATAAACATACTGTTATAAGATTTACAGGTAAAAATTTAGAATCAATTTCTTCAATCAAAAATCTTATGATGGAAAATGGGTTGCTTGTATCAGACTGTAAAATAGAACATTTAGATAATGGATATGTTATAATGTCAGTTACTATGATAGGTAAATCAAATCCTATATGTGTAAACTGACAATTTGTCATAAAAAACACAATGGTACATAAATTGAATATATATAATTAAATTTTAAAACTTAATTAAATTAATAAACTATGTTTTTAACAAAAAATAGAATTTACAATGAACTTTTTGATGTTTTTGAACAATCATTTAGTAATGGATTACCTTGTATGAAATCGATTAATTATAAGGTTGATGATGATAACTTAAATGTAACTTTAGATGTACCTGGATTCTCTAAGGATAATCTAAATATATCAGCCGAACATAATGTTATTACTATTGATGGTGAATGTACTGATAGGCAGATAAGTAAATCCTATAAAGTTGGTAGTAATTGGGATTTATCTAAAGCTAGCGCATCTGTTACGAATGGTGTTTTGGATTTAAAAATACCCAAGTTCGAAGCGAAACGTAAAAAAAATATTGAAATTAAAGTTAAGTAATGTTTGGAAAAGAAGTTATAAAAGTATCTGATAAAATGTTTTCAGTTATACGTAAAGTTAATATTGACCATAATCCTATTATAGAAACTTGGAAAGAATGGCTTGATGTTGATACTGTATTCAAAAAAGAACCTTACTACTACTTTGTAAATGAGATAACAGATATTGAATGTGAACAATATACTTAACAATTGGGAACTTGAAAAAGTTCCCTTTTTTTATGCCATTTAATGAAACATTTTAGAGCTAGACATCGTATAATATAGTGTAGGTTGTTTGGTTATGGGGTTGTTGTTATTTAATTCACATTTTAAATATTCAGTTATGGCAGTTGATTTGTTAGTTAATCCGTTTGAGTTTTATTCGTATACCAAGCTAATACGAGGTTGGGATTATTTAGAAGTAATTCCACATAGTTGGAAACTTAATATAGCCACTAAAGTTATACGTAAGTGGTCTGAAAATTGGCCGGATGGTCAGAGTTTTGGAGATTCCGATGAAACGTATATGATTCAAGAGTACTTAAATGAATTGGTATCATTTTTGAAAACCAATTTTGATTCTAATACAGAATTAGAAGTTGGATTTTTTGATTATTTACAAATAAGAGAAAAACAATAAATATGAATTTAGGATACGCATGTATTAATATGAATTTACGGAAGGATGGTATCACAACAAATCGTGGTATGATAAAACGAACCTTTCAATCAAAAGGTATTCGTTATGCTTCTGAGCTGGGGTTACAGAATGTTCGTGACCTTATAGAGATTATAAAGTGGAATTATAAGAACGATATCCACTTTTTTAGGATGTCATCCAATCTATTTCCTTGGTCATCTGAATATAAACTATCAGAGCTTCCAGATTACTCTAAAGTACAACGTTTACTTAATGGCGTTGGGTTATTATCAAAAAAGTATAATCAACGAATAACGAGCCATCCAGGCCCATTTAACGTATTGGTATCACCAAAGGATAATGTTGTTACCAATACTATAACGGATTTATCTGTACATGGTGAAGTTTTTGATATGATGGGATTGAGTAGGACTCCTTACAACAAAATCAATATACATTGTAATGGTGTGTATGGTGATAAGAAATCTGCTATGGATAGGTTCTGTAAAAACTTTGAAAGATTGCCGGACTCAGTTAAAACTCGACTTACTGTAGAAAACGATGATAAGGCATCCATGTACTCTGTAAAAGATTTAATGTACATACATAATAGGATTGGTATACCAATAGTATTTGATTACCACCATCATAGATTCAATACGGGTGGTCTTACTGAGAAAGAAGCATTAGAACTTGCGATATCTACTTGGGGTGATATAACACCTGTTGTTCATTATTCTGAATCTAAATCATTACACGAATCTAATGATAAGATTAAACCCCAAGCACATTCAGATTATATATCTGAATATATTAATACTTATGGTAATAATGTTGATGTAATGCTGGAGGCTAAGGCTAAAGAACTATGTTTAATCAAATACAGGAGTGAAGTTGATATAACTACCCCGTAGGCTTGTTTATGATTAGTTTAATTATTTTTTCTTATTTAAATTATTCTAATAATTATTATTGATGGGGTTATCCCATTAATAATATTTTGCTATATTATAAAATAAATAGTTTATTTATAAATACAGATTTAAAATTTAATAAAACTAATAAAATGAAAAAAACCATTAATAAAAGAAACATTTTTATTTTCATAATGTTTATAAGTACGTTTATGCTAGCTACATCAGCTGCATATTATTCTGTTTTTGGACTTAGTTCATTATTTGCCGGTGCTAAAAATGAAGTAATAATCTTAGCTAGTTCTTTAGAATTTTCTAAATTAATAGTTGCATCATATTTACACAATCATTGGAAAACTGCGGGTTGGGTAAAGTACTATCTAACATTATCGATATTCGTATTAATGATTATAACATCAGCTGGTATATATGGTTTCTTAACATCAGCATACCAAAAAACATCAGATGAATTAGCTATCTTAAATAAAAATATATCAGTATTGGAATTTAAAAAAGATAGATATAATAATCAACTATCAATGTTAATAGTTGAAAAGCAAAATTTGAGTGAATCTATAACAGAACTATCTAAAGGCTTATCAAACAATGTTATTCAATATAAAGATAGAGAAACTGGTCAAATAATAACGACTACATCATCATCAACACGCCGAGTTTTAGAACGCCAGTTACTAGAATCTAAAGAACAACGAAATGTAATTTCTACAAAAATAGAAAGTTTAACCGACTCTGTTACAAATATTGATTTTAAGATATTAAAAGTTCAATCCGATTCAGAAGTTACTGCTGAAATAGGCACACTTCGATATCTATCAAAAATAACAAATAAACCAATGGATGTTGTTGTAAATTGGTTTACCTTACTAATTGTTTTTGTATTCGACCCATTAGCTATAGCTATGGTTTTAGCTCTTAACAAATTAACATATACAGATAAACCTAAAAAAATAAATCCAATTATAATTAAAGATTCTGATGATGATGTAGAAGAATTACCTATAGTATTGGGTAAAAAAAAAGAAATTAAAAAACAAATAGAAACACCAAACCCTAAGATTACAAAACCTAAAAACCAGGCTGACCCTAATTTTAAAAATTATTCAGATTCAGATAGATTCAACGAAAATAATATGTAATAAATTTTGTTTTTTAAATAATTTTTCGTATATTTAATAAATTGTAAAAAAAATATGTAGTATGAGTCTTTATAACGATGGGAATGAATCTGAAATGAATGTAAATTACACAACTACAAATTCAGATGAGCGTAGTAAGTGGTTTCAAGAATTCAGAGAATTGGATTATGGTATTGATGTAGCTGATAATATCATTATGATTAATGATTTAATAGAACCGGGACTACTATTTGATGTTATATCCAAATGTAGATTACTTAGAAAGATTAATCCAAACTTAACATCGGTAACCATATTACTTAATTCTGGTGGTGGTGATGTTGTTGAAACATTGGGTTTGATAGATTACATTCGTACATTAGATAATGATGGTGTTAAAACAAATATAGTATGTAGGGGTATGGCTATGTCTGCAGCGGCTTTGTTATTAACAGCAGGTACGGGATTACGAGCAGTATCTAAACATTCAAAAATAATGGTACATCAGCTATCATCATTTACAGCAGGTAAGTTATCAGATGTAAAATCCAATGCTAAATTCGCAGAACAATTGGAAGATGATTGTAATCGTATAATGGAAGAATGTACTAAAAAGGATAAGAAATGGTGGTCAGATAATCAACAAACTGATTACTTTTTAACATCAACTCAAGCTTTAGAATTAGGAATCGTAGATAAAATAATATAATTATGGAAATGGAATACAAACCTTTAGGGGATAGAGTTGTGATTGAAATAGTAAAACGTTACGACGAAAAAACAAAGGGTGGTCTTTACAAACCATCTGGTTCAGAAACAACAATGATGGGTGAGGTAATTGCCGTTGGTGATGGGTTATTTACACATACAGGTAATAAAATACCAATGAGTGTTAAAGTTGGAGATACTGTATTATTAGATGGTACTGGCTTTAAACATAAGAATGGTGGAAAAACATATCACATTTATAGAGAAAGTGAATTATTATCAATATTAAAAAATAAAAAATAAAAGTTATGGTACACATTTTAGATGAAACAACAATACAAGAAAATTACGTTAAGTTTAGAAAACTAATCAATAATACCTTTAGTGGTAGTAGGTTGGAATCCTTAAACAATATGTATGATTTATTAGAGAATCGAATAGTCCTTACGCCAGCATCATCCACCGCTCATTTTCACAATGCATTCGCAGGTGGGTATATTGACCATATACTTAGAGTTACACGTAATGCCATAAAGGTATATGATTTGTATGTTGAAATGGGTATGGGTATTGGTGATTATGATAAAGAAACTGTAATATTTACTGCATTACATCATGATTTGGGAAAGGTTGGTAATGATACAGATAGTTGGTACATTCCAAATGATTCACAATGGCATATAGAAAATCAAGGAAAGATTTATAAAACAAACGCTAGTATGCACTTTATGAATCTTAATGATAGAACTTTTTGGCTACTAAACCATTATGGAATCAAAATATCCGAAATAGAATATTTAAGTATCAAATTAACCGATGGTTTATATGATGATGGTAATAAAGAATACTTTATATCATATAATAAAGATAATTCATTGAAAACATCGCTACCATTTATAATGCATCAGGCTGATATTATGGCAGCGCGATATGAAAATGAAAGATGGTTGAAACTTAAACAATCAAAAGTATCTAATAGTTTAAATAAGGGTGGTAGGCCAACTAAGAAACAAAAGTTAAAAGATATTAAAATGCCAGATAAAGTTGATTTTAAATCAATATTTGGAAACACAACTGAAGTTTAATATGGAATTCGCAGTAACAATATTGATAGTAGTACTTACATTATTCGCAATATGCCTTTATGCTCTTTATAATATACTAACAAAATATGAAGAAATTGAAGATGAATTAAATAAAACGGATGAATTATTATTATCAATTTATAATGATTTAGATTCAGCTTATAATAAAATAACCAAACTAGATAGGATTGGTTCATTTGAATCCGATGATGAAACTGGATATGTATTTAAGCAATTAAAAAATTCAATAAATACTATTAACGAAAAGTATAATATAGATGGCACGAAAGAAAAAGGGTAAGCGGTATTTTACTAAAATAACCGAAATGGCTATTATAGCTTATAATGAATGTGAAGATGATAGACTTAGGAATAAAATTTACAATAGATTCATACACAAAGCATTTGATAAATTAGCAGAAAACTCTATACATACTTGGAAAACTTACTACTTCGATGTACCATATGAAGATGTAAAGGCTAATGTGGTTGCGTTTCTTAATGAAAAAATACATAAGTTCACTAAGGGTAAAGGTAAGGCATTTTCATATTTTACAGTAATAGCTAGAAACTATTTATTTAATGAAAATAATAATAACTATGCTAGAATGAAAGCAAAGGCTGATATATCTATGATTGATACCACGCGTAATATAACAAATGAGGTTACACGAAATAATCAAGTAGAATCTAAATCCGATTTTATAGACCAATACGTTGATTATATTGATATTAATTTATTCGATATATTTTCAAAAGAACGTGACCAAAAGATAGCTGATAGCATAAATGAACTATTTAGAGCTAGAGCTGACTTATATTCTTACAATAAGAAGGCTTTATATATACTTATAAGAGAACGAACTAATGTACATACACAATACATAACAAAGGTAGTTGGTAAGTTAAAAATGATATATGCTGAATTATTAACCGAGTACAATAAAGATGGATATTTAAATCCTGAATATAAATTAAAGGATATATATGGATAAGGATACCGAACTTTTCAAAGGAAAAACATTTTCAGATATAATGTCTGATATATATACAAATTCAAAAAAGAAAGATAGGCAGATAAAATTATTAATAAGTCAGTTAGAGCCGTTGGTTAAGGATATAAATGATGCTACCGTTGTAGTACCTTTAATTAAAGAATATATGGAAATCGCAGTAAAGAATGATGACCAGATTGTAAAACTAGCGGCAATAATTCAAAGAATGCTTAAAGACTCATCATCTAATATGGAAGATTCATTTGGGTTATCCGATGAAGAAAAAAAACAATTATTAGAAAACGCTAAAATAATTGATGATAAAATTGATTCATTAAAAGATATGGAGTCTTAATGAATTTTAAAACCGGAGTAATTAAAAATATAAATCTAAAAGACTCAGATATAAATGAAATTTATAGTATAGATGTTCTTATATCCGACTCTTCTGGATTACTTCGAAAAGCGTATCCGTTAGATACAAATATAAAAAGATTACCAATACTAGGTGAATTAGTTCTACTATTCCCTAGCATTGGTGTTAATACTAATGGAGCTACTAGGGATTCAAGATTATACTATATGAATCCCATATCAATTCAATTAAACCCAAATAATAATGCGTTACCACCAGTTATAGCACCACAGCCATCGGAATCAAATAATAACGATTATGATAACACGTCAAGCGGTACACCAAATGTTGCTAATACAGATGATACTTCAAATGATTTAGGTGAGGGTTTTATAGAAGAATCCGGTGTTAGTCCATTACAACCATTCTTAGGTGATGTTTTAATTGAAGGAAGGTTTGGTCATTCTATCCGATTTGGATATACACCATCTACAACACAAACTACCAAAAGACCCACATGGTCAACATCAAATGAATCAGACCCAATCACTATAATATCAAATGGTAGAGCTCAAAGTGGTGAATACAATAAATTTACTATTGAAAATATAGATGATGACTTATCATCTATTTGGTTAACAGCATCACAACGGGTTAGAATACAAACATCACAACGTAATATTGGTAGGGGTGTTGATGTACAATCACAATTTGATAATCCCAGCATAATCCTATCATCCGATAGAATCTTACTAAATTCTAAATCCGATTATATAATACTATCAGCTGATAAATCCGTAAACATATGTACACCTAATTGGGCTATGGATATGGATGAATTGTTTACACAATTAAAAACGTTGATAGATGAAGTTATTAAGTTAAATGAAAATGTGGAAAAAGCACATGATGAATCTAGCAGTATAGCTCAATCATTAAGTACATCACAAGTACTTACACAATTAGGAAATCAACCATTGATAAACTTTACATCATTCATACAATCAAAAACTAAATCTGAATCAAATAAGATTGAAAGTACAACCATCAAACAAAATATTCAGACAATTTTACAAAATATAAATAATATGGAACAGTAATAAATTAAAACTGATTGATATTTATATACAAAAGTAATACTATGAAACCAAGACAAATAGCTAAATTATTAGAAAGTATAGTTAGAAAAGTAGTTAGAGAAGAATTCAAATCACTACTTAACGAATCTAAGAATGTACAACCTAAAGTTAAACAGCCAAAGTTTGACCCATTAGATGTTTCCCATATATTAGAAACTAAACAACCTAAGTCTAAGAAACAGATTAAATTCTCAAAAGATAATATGGTTAATCAGATATTGACTGAAACCTATGATTCTGATGAATGGCAGAACATAAATGGTAATGGTATGTTTACATCCCAACAAGCACAAGGTTTTAATCGTGGTGCTATGGCTGAAATGTTAGGATATGATAGTGGAACACCTACCGTTAATAATATGACACCAACCGTTGACCCGGATGGTAGACCAATGGATGTAAATTTGGAAGGAACTAAAGTTGGTGAAGCATTAACACGTGACTATTCATCTTTGATGAAAAAGATAAACGCCAAAAAAGGGAAATGATAAATGGCACAGCGGAAAGAATATTTCTATAATCCTTTAGATTTAAATAAGGATGTTGCTGTTGGTATAACTTTACCATTTGGTAAAAGTAGTGGTTTATTTAATTTAAGCTATACTACTGAAGAACAATCAATATCCAATCTTAAAAACTTACTATTGACTAGAAAGGGTGAGCGTGTATTTCAACCTAATTTTGGTTCTAATATACCATCATTATTATTTGAACAAATGAACTCTTCTTTAGAAGTCGATTTAGAACAATCATTACGTGATGATATAGGATTTTGGTTACCATATATAGTAATAGATGATATATTAATACAGCCGGATTTTGATAGAAACTTAGTAAGAATAGAATTATCTTTTAGAGTTACTAAGCAAGGAGCTAATACACAAATAATAATCTTTGTAGATTCAGCTGGAAATACAATAATAGAATAGGAACTATAATGCCAACAAAGAAAAAATATGAAACACTAAATAGGGATGTTAGTTTAATTGGTAGGGATTTCGGGCAGTTTAGAAAAAACCTAATAGATTTTGCTAAAACCTATTTTCCAAATACATATAATGATTTTAATGAATCATCACCTGGTATGATGTTTATAGAAATGGCATCTTATGTTGGTGATGTATTATCATTTTATACAGATACACAACTTAGAGAATCATTACTTACAACGGCGGAAGAAAAAGCTAATCTATTTAATCTTGCCGCGGCATATGGTTACAAACCAAAGAATGTTGTACCTGCTACTGTTGATTTGGATGTATTTCAGTTAGTACCGGCAAAGGGAAGTGGTGATAATGTAAAGCCTGATTTTTCATATGCTATGATTATAGCTGAAGGAATGACTATCGGGTCTACTGATTTTAGAGATGTTGAATTTAGAACTACTCAACTTATAGATTTTTCAGTATCATCATCATTCAGTCCTACAGAAGTAACCGTTTATCAGATTGATAACACTACAAATCAACCAACATATTATCTTTTAAAAAAGAATATAAAAGCTAGTAGTGGTACTGTTAAAACATCAACATTTACTTTTGGTTCACCAAGAATATATGATAAGATAAAAATTGAAGATGAAGATATTATTAGAATTACAAAAATAACTGATAGTGATGATGATGTTTGGACTAAAGTACCATACTTAGCACAAAATACAGTATTTGAGCAAGTTGAAAATAATGAAGATAATTCTACTGAATATTTTCCATATAGTGGTGATACACCATATCTTTTAGAGTTAAAAAAAGTTCCAAAGCGATTTACAACTAGATTTGAAGATAAGGATTCGGTTGTTATACAATTTGGCGCAGGTATATCATCTAATGCTGATGAAGAAATAATACCAAATCCAGATAACGTTGGTTCAGCTTTATATAATGTGGTTGGTGATTTAGACCAAGGTATTGACCCATCAAACTTTTTATATACAAAAACCTATGGTGTTGCACCATCCAATACAACATTAACTGTTGAATATTTAGTTGGTAATGGTATAGCTGATAATGTACCTGCTAAAGACTTAACAAACGTAACAAGCATAACTACAACATTCAAAAACGAAAATCAGTTAGATGGTTCTTTAGTTAGATTTGTACGTAGTTCAGTTGCCACAACTAATCAAGAACCAGCTCGTGGTGCTAGAAGTGAAGAAACGATGGAAGAAATTCGTAATAATGCTATGGCATATTTCGGAGCACAAAACAGAACTGTAACACGAGAAGATTACCTAATGAGATGTTATGCTTTACCACCACAATTCGGTTCAGTAGCAAAAGCATATATAACACAAGATTGTCAGTTACAAAGTGTAGAAAGTGAAGGTCAGATAACAACAACTGAAATTGATAACCCGCTGGCACTTAATTTATATACATTGGGGTATGATAATAATAAAATATTAACTGAATTAAATCCCGCTACCAAAGATAATTTAAGAACGTATATATCGTATCATAGGATATTAACCGATGCTGTAAATATTAAAAACGCATTTATAGTAAATATAGCAGTTGATTTTGAAATAATAACTTTACCAAACTACAACGCTAACGAAGTTCTACTAAGATGTATTAATGTATTAAAAGAATATTTCAATATAGATAATTGGAGAATAAACGAACCAATATATTTATCTAAAATTTATGTTTTATTGGATGGTATCGATGGTGTACTATCGGTTGTAAGACCAGATATAAATGGTGCTGGTGGTTTACAAATCAGTAATAAATTTAATGGTAGTTATTCGCCAAATAAATATAGTATAAAAACGGCATCAAAGCAGGGTATTATATATCCACCAAAAGACCCATCAGTTTTTGAAGTTAAGTTTCCAAATAGTGATATTCGTGGTAGAGTTATACCACAAACTTTTTAAAAGGTAAATAAATGATATTTAGAATATACGGACAAAAAGATTCAACGATATATGAGCAAACAACTCGTAGAGCTCAGAACACCGGTGTCGATGAAATATTAGAGGTAACCAAGTTTTATGATGAAGAAACAGAAAAAACTTTCATTGGTAATAGTAGAATATTGGTACAATTTGATATTTCGAACATATCACAATCAATTGTAGATGGTGATATATCACCAAATGCTAAATTCTATCTTAACTTAACATCTACTGAAGAAAACGAAGTTCAATCTGAATATCAACTAGATATACGACAAGTTTCACAAAGTTGGTCAGAAGGTATTGGTCAATTCCATTATAATCCAATCGTAACGAATGGGTGCTCTTGGCAATTCAGAAATGATAGTTTTAAATGGCCGACTGGTTCATTTACTACTGGTACTACTGGTTCATCCATAATTAACGATGGTGGTGGCACTTGGTATACATCATCTGTTAACAATACACAATATTCACAAACGTTTAACAAATCAACTAGCGATTTGAAAGTTGAAATAAGTGAATATGTTAGAGATTGGTTAAGTGGTTCACGTGTTAATAATGGGTTTATCATAAAAAGACCAGATACCCAAGAAAGTGGTTCTATAAGATATGGTTCATCAAAGTTCTTTTCAAATGAAACACATACTATATATGTTCCAACTTTAGAAGCTAGGTGGGATGATTCATCATTTGTAACTACATCTTTGCAAGAATTAACAAATGAAAATATAGTTATGTATCCTAAGAATTTATTATCTGAATACAAAGAAGAATCAATTGCTAAAATTAGAATAGTTGGTAGGGATAGATATCCAACAAGAACTTTTTCAACATCATCTACGTATTCAACCATAAAGTATCTACCACAAACTACTTATTATCAAGTAAGAGATGCTGAAACTAATTTAGTGTTGATACCATTTGATACAACGTATACTAAGGTAAGTTGTGATTCAACTGGCAATTACTTTGATTTTAGATTCAATACACTACAAGCTGAAAGATTCTATAAGTTTGAATTTAGAGTTGATAGAAGTGGTAGAAAAGAATATTTTGATAATGGATACATATTTAAAGTAGTTAGATAATGCCAAATACACCAATAAACATATATGATTTATTAATAAACAGACGAGCAATCAGAAAGAACTTTTCTGACCAGATAATATCGTATACGTTACCAAGCGACTCAACGCTACAATATGGGTTAAAACGTATACCTGCTAAAACTGTATTTTACCAAACTGAAAAATATAATGATGTTATTGATTTGGCATCAGATGAATTAATAAATGATATTTCAGATTTACAACCAACTGTAGTAAGTAATAATTTTGTGGATTTGAACTTAGTTTTAAGTGATGCTGAGATACAACAGCAACAGCAAGTATCCAATACAGTTGAGATGGTGATATATGGTGATGGTAATAATAACTATATCGACCAAAGTAGCCAAGGTGCAAGGCGAAGGCTTAAAGAAACATTGAGACCAGCCATAGCCCCACCTAGTGTTGGAATTTCATCTAATCAATGGAAACACGTATTAGAACCTTTTATAGTTAATACTTCTAATAAGAACACCGTTTATTATGTAGGTCAGTTAACAGCTGGAGCTCAACTATATACAGATAGTAGTACTACAACACCATATGTTGGAACTTATACTAATAATTATGTTTTAATAGAATCGTTTGATGAATTAAAAGATACTAATCTATCCACTAAACTAAACGCGGCTGATAATGATTTACTTCAAAAGATAGTAACCGATACCCAAGGTACTGGGTGGAATCAAATACCGGGTACTATCAAAACTGATATATCATCTAATTGGAATAATGCTACTAATACGGGTGGTATATTACAAATAAATCAAACTGGTGAAATCATTGGTATTTTTAAATTAACTGGAGATTGGAATGCATCCAATCAATTTATAAACCCAAGCCCAAACTTCATACAGATTACAAATATAACTTAAAATGATAGATAGATTTCAAAACCCAAATATAGTAACAGATACAAAAACACCAATAGATAGTGTGCCTGTTTTTTCTGCGCTAGATTTATCAAAGCTGGTTAGGCTAAATCTACCATCGGATAGTGCTACACAATTCCCACCATCGGAAAATATAATGGATAATGCGTTTGTAGAAACACATATATATTCATCTGGAAATCTAATACAATCACTACCACCATACGAGTTAAAATATACAACAGCAGACCCAACTGCCGACTATACATATGATATATTAAATGTACCTGAATACGATATAAGGCAAGCTAATTTAAATAAAGGTTATTATAGTGTTGTTTACAACTACGTTAAACCAATAACATCTGAATTAAAGATAGATAGGATATCAGCGGATGGTACTGAATTGGAATTATCGCCATTTGATAACTTAGAAAACTTAACAGAATTATATCAGCTAATTGGGTTTGGTAACTTTGCAAATAATAACAAAGAAAACCTATCTTTAAACTTTGGAAATAACGAATTATCAATTGTAACCGATGTTAGATTTGATAACAATAAACGTGTTGGTGAAGTTGTTAAATCATTTACACCATCAAATGGGTTTCCAATTGATAGCTTTTCCACTGGTCCGATATCAACACCTACAAAGTTTTATCCAACACTACAAGATTCCGATGATAACTTTTGGATAGAAATAACAGATGCTAGCTTCAACTTAGCCGGAAATGTGACTGGTAATAAAACAACCGGCCGTGCCGCTAAATTCATCGTAACACCCATATTAGATGTAGATGGTAATGTAACTGATGTAACATTAGTTCAAGAGACGGATACTAATGGTAACCCTATATATTATACTAATGATACAAGTGATTTAAGTAGATACTACAATATAGTAGCAGATTTTACATACACTGGTGATTTTATAATACCAGAGTTTAAAGTACGTTATTTTGATGCTAGTATAGATACAAGTAGTCCTAATAATCTTAAAAAAATAATTGTTAAGTTATACAAGCCATTGAGTCCAGCTTTGGAAAATATAAATCCAATAATGCATAGAATCGTAAGAGATTCAAAAATTGAAAGGATTATATTATACCCAGCTATTGTAGAACAAATTCAAAATAACTTCTCACCACCAAACTTTACTTTAAATCTTACACCATATGGTCAATCAGCTGGAACAGATTTACAAAGTTGGAATTCCCTATTAGATGCTAACCTAAGTACATCACAGCAGATAATAGATAAATATATAAGTTCATCGTTCGGTAATATCAATGTAAATGTAGATTATACTGATTTTGGTAACTTTGTTCATTTTTCATCAGCGGTTGAACGTGTACGTAACTTTAAATATAAGCTAGAATTAATACAATCATTTAACAGTAGAATCACAACCTTACAATCTGTAAGTGGTTCTAATGCACTAACAAATATATCACAATCGATAACAAGGCGTGATAATGTAGTAAGTGGTTTTGATGGGTTTGAGAAATTCTTATATTATGAAACAACAGGTTCATTATATACCCACTATAGCTCATCTGCTTTTAGTATTAGTCCTTGGCCTAAAACATCCGAATACCCATTAGAATTAGTATCAACCATATCTACATTAGGTACGAATCATTACAATGGGTTAATTGATTCAGCAAGTATATTTGATGCAAGTAATGATGCTAGATTAACCAAATTGATACCAGCATCAATAGCTGAAGATTCTTTAAATCTTGAATATGTGTTGTTTATTGATATGGTAGGTCATCATTTTGATATAACATGGAGTTACATTAAAAAGTTAACATCAATACATGAGCGTGAAGAACATCCATTTGATGGTATGCCAAGCGAATTATTATATGATGTTGCTAAGTCAATGGGATGGCAACTTACTAATAGTAAACAAACTTCTGATTTATGGAAGTACGCATTGGGTACTGATAATACAGGTACCCCATTACAAAGTGGTTCATTAGCATCTAAATCCGATGAACAGATAACTTATGAGGTTTGGAGAAGAATTGTAAATACCCTACCATACCTACTAAAAACAAAAGGTACTGCTAGGTCAGTAAAAGCACTTATATCAACGTATGGTATACCACAAACTTTTTTAAACATAAAGGAATATGGTGGGCCTGTTGTTGATGGTGATGTTAAACCAATATGGGAACATGACAGATTTGTTTATAATTTAAGAATGAATTCACCAAGTTATGTATCAGTACCTTGGGATAAGATGAATGATATAAATCCGGTAACTTATGTTTTAGATAGTGTAAATTCAATGGATACTATTGAACTTCAATTCAAACAGAATGTTCAACAAAAAACAACACTACTTTACAAAACAGGCAGCTCATCGGTTGATTTCTTAGTTCTATTAGAACCAACAGGTTCATCCGATAGGGGTAATATACATTTATATCTTAGTGGTAGTGGTGGGTATAAATCAGCATCAATATCCGATGTTAAGGTATTCGATTCAACTATGAGTAGTTTCTTTTTACAAAGAAGTACACCCATAAATGATATTACACAAAATAATATATATACTATCCATTATCGTAGAAATAGAACAGATGAAATATCAGTAAGAAAATCTGCTAGTATATCAATCAATGGGTCATCCGACCCATCGTATAATGCGGCGTGGACTGGTAGTGGTACTGTTTTAATCGGTAACCCAGCAGTTCCAGCTAGTGGTGTTCCATCACTATGGGCATCATCAAATTATTTAAGTGGTTCTATTCAAGAAATAAGATACTATGCAAATCCACTATCTGAAATAGTAATGGATGAACATACACTATCAAGAGAAATGTATCATAGTAATTCACCAACTGCATCATTTTTTGATTTGAAATTTAGGTATATAACAGATTCTCAGTTAAAAAGTGTAACAAACCCATATGGTGTATTATCACAACACCCAAATCAGCAAATAACATCAAGTCAAGATGGAAGAATTGTATCGGCATCATTATTTGGTTTTGATTCTACTGATTTATTAGGTGTTGTTGATGAATATTATACAAAAGTACCATCAGCCGCATTCAACAATATATTAAATAATAAAGTTAGAATTGAATCTAGTACATTGAGTGGTAATTTAGATGTTGATAATAAAAAAGAAAAATCTGCATTTGATAGGGCACCAATTGATTCAAATTTATTGGGAATTTATCTATCCGCTACAAGTATGTATAATGATGATATATACAACCATACAGGACATTTTGAATTGGATGATTTTATTGGTGACCCTGATTTTAGAGATGGATACAATGATACAAATGTTGAGTTAGACCATTTAAGAAGGCAAGTTTTTAGAAAGTATAGTTCTAGGAATTTGATAGATACGGTAATAGATTTGTTATCAAGATATGATTTATCAGTATTTAAACAGATTAAGCAATTGCTACCCGCTAGGGTTAAGTATCAATCTGGTATCCTAATTGAACCACATATCTTAGAAAGGCCAAAGGTTAAATCAAAAACTAATCTAAGTTATACACAACCACAATACACATTAATATTAAAACAAACCGATAAACCACCAAGTGGTGAATACTCTAATTACGAAGCTACTTTAAACATAGATGTATCTGATAATATAACAGGCTCAAATACAATATATAATACCACATTTGATTTGGGTAATGAATTAGTAGTTACAGCACAGCGAGATGATTTAGAATCGGTTGGGGCTGATACAGTAAGTACACAGTATACACCATCTGTATATGAATATGATATCTTAATATATTCACAATCGGCTAATATCGGAGTTGGTATAAATTGGATAACGGGTTCGAATGGTAGTTGGAATTACAATCCAATTGGTACATCTATACTTAATAGTAGACCATCTGTAGATGCATCAACGACCGAGTTCTTTTATTCATCATCATTATCAGCATCACTTGGTTTATTTTATTCATCATCATTAAAACCATCTGTAACATCAACAGATAATTTACCACTATCATTAGATAACCTATTTTTCAATGGATGTAGTATAACATCGGATTCAATAACAACGAATTCAACACAAACACCTGATGGTGGGCCTGTAGTTGAAGTTTTTAATGCAGACCCAAACATATTGGTGGTAACATCACAAAATGCAGTTGATGGTAATTTACAATTAGGAACAAACACAACGCCAAGTACATTATTAATGGATGAATTAGTTATAAATTCACAATTACAATTTAATCAACAACAGCAATATAACGATGATTTGGTTGAATTTCGTAGAAATTTACAAAACTTAATAAAAATTGAAGAAGAACGTATACGTGAATTTGACTTAAACTTTAGTTTAGAAAAGTTAAGACAGGATACAGAAGATACCCGACGTAATGAATTTAATATAAAAAATGGTAAATAAATGGATGAAAACGAAAAAATAGTAAATAATAAAATAAAGGTTTCAGAATCAAAGCCATTAGTAAGTTCACCAACTGATGTTACATCTGAATCCACTAAGGTGTCCGGTATTATAAAACCAGTAGAACTTATAGTAGACACTGGCAAACCAATAAAAAATAATAAATTAGTTTTAGATTCAGATAAGGTAACAAATGAACAGTTATCTGAAATATTAGCTAAACCAGCTAAGCGAATTAAGAACGTTCCAACTGTTATATCAACGGATGGGTTAAATGATGAAGATTCAATAAGATTAATGCAAGAAGAAACCTATAGAAGAACTATCGAAAACGAACGTCGGGTTGATATTGAATCCGCATTTCAAGATGAACTAAAGCGTAGGCAAAACTTTAATAAAAAGATACAATTGATGAAAGATGAATTTAACCTATATGTTAAAAATACATATCCAATGATAGTAAAGGATAAATTCATTACCAGTGGTGAAGAACGTACTGTAAAAGAATCTATACAACGTGGTAAAGAATTATTACAAATACCCAACGCTGAGTTACAAAAAAACAAAGTAGATAGGTTGGCGCGTGAAAAATTAAGAAAATTATCAGAAAACGAACTAAAAATAAACAAATTAACACCATCCGAAATACAAACTTTTTTGGAAGATGATGTTATGTTAGAACAAAAGGTAAAGTTAAAATCAAATCCAGAAATTGAAAATCTTAGTCCGACTCAAAAAACAAAGCAAGATATTTCTGATTTGGAAATATCAATGGGTAGAGTAATAATACCACATAGAGATATTATAGAAAGTAGTGAATCGGATTTCGATATAAATTCAATAACAAATTCAAGTGATATACTTATACTAACCAATCGTGATAAGATAACTGATACTGAAATTAAAAAGAAATTAGAATTAGAAAAACTTAGACTAAGTTTATTGGATGATAGTAGTGAAAAGGATTACATTTTAAAATATACGTAAAATTTAACTTAACAATATTTATTAATATATTTATTGTAAGATAAGCATAATAAAAAGGAAAATCACATATGGGATATTTAGATAATTCATCAATTACGGTAGATGCTATTTTAACAAAAAAAGGTCGTGAATTGCTAGCTAAAGGTAGAGACTTCTTTGTTATCAGCCAATTCGCATTAGCTGACGATGAAGTTGATTATAATTTATGGAATCCAGCACATCCGCTTGGGTCTGACTACTATGGTATCATAATTGAAAATATGCCAATCATAGAAGCTGTTACAGACGAGAATTATTCTTTAAAATATAAGTTACTTAGCTTACCTAAGAATACAGTACGAATACCAATTATAAATGCTAAGGATAGTATAACCTTATTAGAAGGTGGGTTTACCGATACTGTAAATTTAACAACCATAAATGGCGGTAATGAATCACTGGGATACACAGTAACACTTTTAAATTCAGATGCCGCAACTATTACTGGCGATGGTAATGGTATTGGTAACAACACCGACCCTGTAGGTGTAAATGAAGATAGACGAAATATAACAGTAACGTGTGGTTCAACCTTTACAGTTACTTCTAAAATATTAGATACTGGTATAAATATAAGCACAAAAATTGTAGTGGTTGGAAATGAAACTGGTGGTAGAACGGAAATAACTTTACAAGTTAATAATAACCCCACCATATCCAACGTACCAACAACATCATTTTAATTAAAATAATAAAAGGAAAATAAATGTCAGTTTTACCCGCAGGTGTATATAATACTGTAAAAAGAACATATACAACATTTAAAGTTGGTGATGTAGTTGAAGGTGGCTCTGAAAGAGTAACTAGGGGTCTATGGTCTGGTAATGTAGGTACATTAACTACATTTCATACATCATCCGGTCAATCATCTACGCAAAAGCAGTATTACTATGAAATATTTGATGGCGTTTCTACGACATCTACATCGGTAGCACAATTCTCAGTTACATATGGAAACAAACTTGGTAGTGGCTCATTATCAGTTAATGAGGATTCACCATCACAAGCCATATACTCACAATATGTTCAAACGCTTTTACCGGATAGCCAAAGAACATTTGAATTCAACTCGGTATCTACTAACCAAATATATGTTGTAAATGTTAATAGAGCCAGATTGAAAGATAGATTAGACCCCGGTAATTTTCAACTTAATTTAGCCGCATTGAGTGGTAGTGTTTTTGCTAATAATGTACATACTGGCTCAAATGTACAAGTGGATACCACCATAAATAAAGTTGTATCGCTAATAGATGATTCTGGTGATTCAAACCAAACATCAACACAGATTGGTAGGGTGTTTAATTTAGTATCAGGTTCTATATCATCAGGTGTATATTCACCCAAAACATATTATGGTCAAGTCTATCCAGAGCAAGGTGTTATAGTAATAAACGCTGATACCCTTAATAGTGAGTTAAGTTTCAATACAGTTACAGGTTCTAATTTAAATGGTGATAATTCATTTAAACTATTTACATCAATTAGTGGAGCGGCTGTTATAAATACATCATATGGATTTGCAGCACGTAATGAAGAAGATGTTAAATCAACATTCTATTTTGTAAGAGCTAAAAATGGTGAATATAACTTTTCAAATAATCCATCATTTTCAACATCATCTGATGGTTCATTTACTCAAACTACATTTGTAAATAATCCTAAAGTCTACATATCTACAGTTGGCTTATATAATAACAATCAAGAACTATTAGCAGTAGCAAAATTATCACAACCTATACTAAAATCGTTTTCAAATGAAATCTTAGTAAAGGTTAAATTAGATTTTTAAATATGAACAATAATGGCAGTTTACAAACCGTTACCATGTGGTGGATTAATAAGAACACAACCTTATTATGTATACAAAAATTGGATAGTAACCGATTCTAATTATCGTGATGATTACTATCAAATATCTGTATTAAAAGGTATAACCCCGTTATTGAATCAAAAAATAAATGTATCCGAATCTGTAGATAACGAAGTTGTTAGAGAATCCGATGAATTAGATAATTCAGCATCAAATAACAAACCACTACTTTCTAATATGTTTCAAAAGAATGTTTGGTCTAGCTTAAATCAAACATTTTATAAACATAGGGCTGGTAATGAACGAATATTATATACATCCGCTTCTATATTTTCAGTACCGGTTAAAAGAATGGGTGATGGTTTAAAACCCAATAGTATCACCATAACAGATAATAGTGTAACATCATCAATAGTATCAGCACTAAATTTATCGGATGAAAAGATAAATGAATATCATGGTAATATTATAGATAATGCTATAAGTACAAGTTCATACGCTTCTTACACCAATCTAATTGGTTATTGGGGATTTAATGAAGAATTAAATAATAGAAACCCACATGATGACCATATCAAAGATAATAGTAATTACAGCCACAATGCGGTTGGTAGGTGTTTAAAATATATTGGTGGTATAGAAACAACTGGTGATGCACAGCTATCATCTGGTAAGCAAATATCCTTAAATGGTAGTTCTTCCTATGTTAGAGTAGACCACAACACAAATTTCAATTTCTTTAAAGATAATAGTTACGCTATATCATTGTGGGTTACGTTACCTAATTATCAATTTGATGTATCTTCAGAATATAATTGGATAGTTAGTAAAAATGGTACTTTTAGAGACTATGGTATAGATACATCCATAAATCCTATTTTAAGACGTAGAAACGTTTCAACATCAATATACCCCTTTGAAATAAAAGTACACAACAGAACAAGTGTAGATGGTTCGGGTAATACTAATATAGGTCTTGTAGAAATAGCTGTTTCAGATGGACTAACAACTACATCATTATTATCCACAACTAGGGTGAATGACACAAACCAACACCATATTGTTTTCAATAAAAATGGTTCTGAATTAGAATTATGGGTAGATGGTACTAAAGAAGCATCATCATCTTTATCATTTGGTGGTCAGATTCAAAACGAATACGATATTTTATTTGGTTCTAAGTTTTTATCCGATGCCGATAACGATGTGATAGGTGGTGATTTCAGAGCATTATCCGCATCATTAGATGAAGTTAGAATATACAACACAAACTTAACAGATACACAAATAGACTTATTATCAAATAATGATTATGTTACCGGTTCGGCATATCAAACAAATGTGGTTGGTGAAGTTTTTTACAAACATGGTATAATATCCATATCAGACCCAAGACCCATCTATAAAAATGTTTTAGTTGGTAAAAATGGTAATTGGGATTATGGTTCTGATAGTGGATTCCAAGTTAAATATAAATCATCAAAGCAGTTGAACGAAGTATCATTACTATGTGAAATTGGTGCTAATGAATTTAACGTATCACAAAACCCAACTCTACGTAAAAATGATGATATAAATAACACATCCTTAAAGGGATTCGCTACTGGTTCTAATTTTAAACCATATGTTACCACCATTGGATTATACAATGATTTTGGTGATTTATTAGCAGTTGGTAAACTTGGTTCAGCACTTAAAAAAAGAAATGATACTGATGTAACTGTAAAAGTTAGATTTGATTTAGATGGTGTATTTGGAACGCCATTCGTTGGGCAGTTAGAAGAGCAATCACCAAACATAACGCTAACAGAAACATCGGATGGTTCTTTTGTATGGAATAAACCAATTGATGTGGATTGGGCTGCAACTACTGAAAACACAATAACGTTACCTAAATCAGTTCAACCTAAAAAATCATGTCCAATCGTTCCATCGCCAACAATAATAAAATCTTTAAGATTTGATGGTGTAGATGAAGATATTTTATTAGGTAATAATGTAGAATATAGAAAGCAATGGACTGATGCATTTAGTATTGAAACGTGGTTTTATGCTACTACATCATCTCGTACAAAGTTTCAATTATCAAAGTGGGATGGTGGTCTACCTCGTGGTTATTTTAATTCAGTATTAGGATATAACCCAGCATCCACTCTTAGCGGTACAGCACGTTTACAATTAAGACAAGCAGCAGCTGGGTATATTGATGCATATTCTAGCGGCAGCGCTGTAACATTTGATGCTTGGAATCATGTGGTTACTACTTACAATGGTGGTGGAACTAAAGATGATATTGAATTTTATATAAACAACACAGCATCAACGAAACCACATTTCACATCAGTATTAGGTAGTGGCCCAATCACAAGTGGAACAATATTAAATTCAGAACCATTAACAATAGGTAGTATACCAGACCTTGGTGCTTATACAGATAGTGATTTACATATAGTACGGATGTGGGATGTTGAATTATCATCAAACGATGTAAACAATCTGTATAATAATACACTAATTCCAAGTTCTAGCAATCTAATAATAAATCTTGATATAAATAACTCCATATTCAGCGATGGTGAATTTACCATAACTGATTTATCAGCTACAACAAGTAGTGTTAGAACCAGAAATATGGAATCTGGTGACCAAATATTTCAATCACCATTTGATACATAATTTAAAATGAATAGATATTACATAGTAAATTCTAATGATGAAAATTTAGATAAAATATTTACATTTGCCGTAACAAACCCAACCAGCGCTAGATATTCTTTAGATGGTAGTAAAGTTTTAATAAAACTGAAAAGTTGTGATAAGTGTATTTATGATGAGCTATCGAATTATACAGAATATGTTGATGGTGAAATTCATTCAGAAATAGAATCAGATTCTTGGCGAATAAATCCATATGAAGTATGATAAAAAAATCAAATTGGGCACATATTCAACGTTCAAAGGGGCATAAAAGTGGTTTTGAAACTAAGATAGATGAGCAACTAAAGTCCAAAGGAATTGATGGTGAGTATGAACAGAATGAGATAAAGTACGTAATACCTGCTACAGAACATACGTATAAACCTGATTTTAGATTACCAAATGGTATATACATAGAATCTAAAGGGTGGTTTCTACCTGGTGATAGAAAAAAACACTTAATCATAAAAGAGCAAAATCCTGATATGGACTTACGGTTCGTATTACAATCGCCAAATGGTAAGATATATAAAGGTTCTAAAACTACATATGCGCAGTGGTGCACCAAAAACGGATTCAAGTGGGCAAAGAAGGAGATACCACAAGAATGGATTGATGAACCACCAAAACAATTTCAAACTTTTTTTGGATAGTTCAATCTTTTTTCGTATATTATAACAATATGGAAGAACGATTATTAAATTTATTGGAATCAGTTTTAGGTAAATCTAAAAAAACCTCAGGTGATAACTATGCATTCTATTCGCCGTTTGAACAACATTACAAACCTAAATTAGAAATAAACATACGATTAAATTCGGATGGATTAAACCCGTGGCATTGTTGGATTTCAGATGAAAAGGGAAAAACTGTAAAATCCCTATTCAAAAAACTAAAGGTTAGTAAGAATGTATGGTCTGAGCACAATTCTATACTCAAGCGAAAGTATAGATACCATACTAATAAAAAAGATGAAGTTACTGAAAGTGTTCAACTACCATCTGAATACATCCCACTTTGGAAACCATCAAACTCTATAATAAGAAAACACGCATTAAATTATCTGATTGGTAGGGGTGTATCTCCAAGTGAAATAATAAAATATTCAATCGGATATTGTGATAGTGGTCAATATAAAAATAAGATAATTGTACCATCATATGATTCAAATGGTAGATTAAATTACTTTGTAGGTAGAAGTTTCTATGAAAGTAACTTTAAACACAAAAACCCACAAGTATCAAAAGATGTAATTGGGTTTGAATTGTTTGTTAATTGGGATTTTCCTATTGTGATATGTGAAGGTGTATTTGATGCTATAGCAATAAGGAATAATTCAATACCATTATTTGGTAAATCACCACAATCAAATATAAAAAAGAGTATCATAAAAAATGGTGTAAGTAAAATATATCTTGCATTAGATTCGGATGCACTAAAAAATTCAGTAAGATTTGCAGAAGAATTGATGAACACTGGTATAGATGTACATCTTATAGAACTTGGAAATTCAGACCCATCTGAAATGGGATTTAATAGTTTTTACGAATTAATGAAAAATACTAAAAAATTAACTTTTAAGAAGTTAATGGAATACAAACTAATGAATGTATGCTAGAACCAATAAAGATTGATTATAAGGGTAATATAGGTAAAATTTACCATATTGCTGATGTACATATAAGAAACCTTAAACGACACAAAGAATATAGAGAAGTTTTTAATAGACTATATAAATATATTTCAGATACAAAAACCAAAGAATCTGTTATTGTATTAGCCGGTGATATAGTCCATGCTAAAACCGATATGACACCTGAAGTTATAGAAATGACTCAAACATTTCTAAAAAGACTATCTGATTTATTACCAACCATATTGATACCGGGAAACCACGATGCTAATCTGAATAACCCATCTAGAATGGATGCGCTTACACCGATTGTAAATGCTATAAACCATAAAAACTTACATTACTTAAAAGATAGTGGTGTTTGGCAAATGGGTGGTATTTCATTTTCACATACATCTGTATTTGGTGATTCGAAAAATATAATAAAATCAAACGATGTTAGTGGTGATTATAAAATAGCATTATATCATGGGCCTGTTAATAACGTAAAAACAGAACATGGATTTCAGATAGAAAATAAGAATGTAAATATTGACTCATTTAATGGTTACGATTTAGTACTATTAGGTGATATACACGTTCCAAATCAATCTTTAAATGATAGTGGGACTGTTAAATATTGTGGTTCAACTATTATGCAGAACCACTCAGAAGCTAAATATAACGAACATGGTATTTTGGTATGGGATGTTGATACTAAAAAATCTGAATTCGTACCAATACATAATGATTATGGATATGTTACTTTAGATGTACAAAATGGCAAATTAATTGGTAATCCTGAGATACCAACTAAGCCGAGAATACGAATCAGAGCTAACAACACAACACAATCACAGTTGGATAAAATAGTTACCAATATAAAGACAAATTGCAAGGTACAGGAATTATCCATACAAAAAGTACTTAATGTAAATGAAAGCACCAATAAAAAATCAAGCTTATCAATTCATAACTTGGATGATGTTGGATTTCAAAATAAACTTATTAAAGAATTTTTGAACGATAAACTTATCCTAAGTGATACGCAGATTGATGTAGTAACATCAATAAATACTGATATTAACAACAGAATCACTAATAATAACAAGCTTAAAAATATAATTTGGAAACCTAAACGATTTGAATTTTCAAATATGTTTTCATATGGTGAAAATAATATCATTGATTTTCAAAATTTAAATGGTACTTATGGTATATTTGAGCCAAATGCAAGTGGAAAATCATCATTATGGGATGCTTTATCATTTTGTATATTTGATAAATGTTCAAGAACATCAAAGGCTATTGATGTATTAAATAACCAAAAATCACAATTCAGTTGTAAGTATGTTTTTGAAATAAATGGTATAGATTATTACATTGAACGAATTGGTAAAAAATCACCCAAACGGGGTACTGTAAAAGTTAATGTCGAGTTTTACTGTATTATAGATGGTGAAACACATTCATTAAATGGTGAAGAACGTAGGGAAACTAATTCAATAATAAGACAGTACGTTGGTTCTTATGATGAATTTGTATTAACAGCCATGTCAAACCAAAACAATAGCGGTGGGTTCATTAATAAATCACAAAAAGAAAGAAAGGAACTATTAGCTCAGTTTTTAAATATTAACGTATTTGAAAAGTTGTATCAAATAGCTAGCGATGATATAAAAGAACTAAGTGCTTTGGTTAAGGATTATAAAAATAGAAACTTACCGGAAAAACTATCACAATCAAAAATTGAATTTAAAAAGCAGAATGCTATATTATCAGACACTAAATTAAAATTAAATAAATTAAAACTAAATAGAAACGACTTATCTAATAAAATAGAGACATTGTTATCTCAAATAAAGTCAATTGATATAACTAATATCGATATAGAAGAATTAACTACAGATAGAGATAATCTTGAAAATGAAATACAAAAAAAGCAGATTGAGTATGGGGAGTACATTGATATACTTTCAAAAAAAGGTACTACTTTAAACTGCTTGAATATGGAATATTCTAAATTTAACATTGAATCACTAAAAGAAAGCTACACCAAATATCAACATTACTCCAAATTATTAGATAAAATTCAATTGCAAGTATCTGAATTGGAAAATGATATGTCACATAAACAAAAACACTTAGATGGTATTGGTTCTTTATCTTTCGATGATGGGTGCACCCATTGTGTAGCTAATAAAAATACACCATTTGCAAAGCAAGCTAAAAATTTAGAAAATGAAATTAGGCTTATATCTATGAAATTACTTACACTTGGTGGTGAATTCGATAGTGCATCTATTGGGGTTAAAAAGCACGATGTAACTGACACACTAACAGAAGTAAAGGAGTTGAACGTATCGATATTAGAGCTTGAAAATGAAATTGATAGGTTGAAACTAATATCTAATTCTTGTAAATTGGAATTACAAAATCTAAATATTTCACTAGAATCTACAAATCAATCCATTCAGAATTGGATAGAAAAAAAAGTTTTAATTCAATATAATTCAAAATTAAACGAAAAGATAAATGAACATAGGATATCATTAAGTGATATGGATGAAGCTATAGGTGAAATAAATGAATCCATAGTTGATATTAGTGGTAATGTGAGTATATCCACTAATACAATCGAAAATATAAGTGCATCAATTGATACGCTTGAAACTATGGAAAACAAGTATGAGGGTTATGAATCATACCTATCATGTGTAAAGCGAGATGGTATACCATATCAATTAATATCCAACATATTACCAAAGTTAGAAATTGAAATCAACAACATATTAAATCCATTAGTAGATTTTCAGATACTACTAAACACCGATGGTAAAAATATAAATTCATATATAGCATATTCTGATGATAAATATTGGCCATTGGAATTATCAAGTGGTATGGAACGGTTCATATCATCGGTAGCAATTAGAACAGCACTAACGAATGTATCAAACTTACCACGACCTAATTTTATAGCTATTGATGAGGGGTTTGGTTCATTGGATAGTGGTAACTTCAATTCATTATATTTATTGTTTGATTACCTAAAAACGCAGTTTGATTTTATAGTTACAATATCTCACATTGATAAAACACGTGATATGGTTGATAAGATAATAGATATTAACAAAATAGATGGTTTTTCCACCATACGATATTTATAATTAAGGAGAATAAATGTCATTAACATTTAAAAACGAACAGAGGGAAGATTTACAAAATATAGAAGTTTATATTGATGATAGTACACCGCTATCACCAAACTTTTTTAGAGTATCCGATGTTCCACAAATACTACAGAAAGGGAAGAATCTTTTAAGGATAAAAGCACATCCAACAAACCTTGTTGATGGTTCTAAAGTATTGATTGATGTTAGAGACTCTAATGGAAATCCTATATATTTTGAAATACCAGATTACATAGAAGATGATAAGAGTCGGGTTATATCAATTTGGATATACCATGATAAAGATGATGATAATACACCAAATGGTAACGCTACGATAACAATTGTTGGTGAATCTAAAGTGGATTTAAATGGTAATCCTATACCAGATAGATTCAAAGGTAACCCAAACGTAAGATGGTCTGTTGTTGTTTTAGTGGATAGGGATAGGAATAACCTATCGCCCGTTTTATTTAACCCAACATCATTACCATCAGTATCCATATCTGAAAGTATAGAATCGTACCAGAACTTACCATTTAGCGGTACTGAATTAACTAAAGTAAGTTCTGGTACAATAAAAGTCAGATATATTTATAAAGGAAGTACACCAATCGCTCAAAAAACAAGTACTACTGGCAACACTTTTAATGGTGAGATGGTCGGGTCTACACTTGATTTTGATACACCAACTGTATTTAACAAAGCAACACCGGCTACTAATATACCAAACCCAATATCACTTAACTATAATCCAATAATTGTTTCTGTAATTGATAGTAATACTGTTATATTAGATAAACCATACACTACCGAGTTTCAAGATAAAACTGATTTAACCCATACATTTAATTTTGTAGATGAAGTTAGAACATCGGTTGATTACTTTTCAACTAGCTCAAATCAAGCAACAGAAAATAAGAGGTCATACGCTAATATTACACTTAGTAATGTAGACCCAATAGTTGGGTTGGTGGAGAAGGTAAAGGTATTAATAAAATCAGATGGGTTGCCGGGTGACTATGAGCTATTACACGAAGTGCAAGTTCCATTTAGCACATCATTCACTATCAAAGTACCAATACCATCAGAACACTTAAAAGATGCTAAGAAGCTAAGATTCCAATACCTAAATTATGGTGGTGAAATATCCAAAACTCTAACTACATCAGAACCATATGTTTTTCAAGGTGGTAATTATTATTTTGCTGGAAATGATAATCTTGTAACTGGTTCAATGTATCTATCCAATGAAATTGGAAAGGGTATGGAAATGTCTGGCCGTTCAAGCGGGTTAATTCAATCAGTTGGTTATCTCGGCCAAACAAGTGCATCTTTAGGGTTAAGCGCTGGTGGGTTTATAATGTATTCGGGAAGTATTACTTTAGGTTCTGATTCGCTAAGTGGGGTGGGTTTACAATTGGTAGGTGATAATGATGATAGGCATATGATATTCACAACCGCTGGTGGTGGTGTATTAGATATAAAAACCGATAAGTTCTTTGTAGGTAATACGGGTTCACAATTCATAAGTGGTTCAGATGGAAACATAGAAATAAGCTCATCTAACTTTCACCTACAGCCAAATGGTGATGTAACCTTAAATGGTACTGTAACGGCTACAGCAGGTGATATTGGTGGATTCACAATAACATCACAATCAATAGAATCTAAGTTTGAAATATCAAGCAGTATAAACGCTTTAGTTCTAAATGCAAGTGGTAGTATTAGTGGGTCTAACTTACTAATTAGACAAAATTATGGTGGTACTTTATATGAACTTATAAACACCCAAGCAGGTGTAGCTGATTTTAGAAACTTAGGCCGTGTGTTAGTTCAAGATAATACTGAATATATATCAGATGTAAACCCAAGCACAGTTGTAGTTGAATATCCGGTCCGATTTTTAGAAGGTGAAACCCATATGGGTATATCATTTCAAGCAAAAGGTACGGCTAATGGTGTGGTATTAAGCTCACATAATGTTATAATATCAATAGCAAACGCCTTAACTGGTAGTAGTACAACTATCGATTACTACGATTCGTTCGAATCAACTTCAAATATACAAACATACCCGTTAAGTTCAACCGGTACTGCTATATCTACATTAACATCAAGTTATTCAATATCTTCTGGATTTGTTGCTGGCGCTATACAAGAAATACCAACTGGCAGCTTAAACAAATACTCTAAAATTATATTCAGTTTAAGTACAGGAACATCAGGTGCTAATACTAGAATTAAAAACATAAATATATTCGCAACACGACAGTTTTCAGCTAATGCATCGAGTGGGGCTGTTTCTGACTCACCAGAGCTACCAACTGCACCAAGTTAAACGTAAACTTTTTAAAATAGTATTTATTATTATGGGAAAATTAATTAAAGAATGGGTTAAGAACATATTAACCGAAAATATAGAAAATAAAGTTATAGTGTATAGTGGTAGATTTCAACCATTTCATTCAGGACATTACGCTACTTACAAACACTTAGTAGATAAGTTTGGTAAAGATAATGTTTACATTGGAACATCAAACAAAACAGATACTTTAAAATCACCATTTAAGTTTGTTGAAAAAAAACAAATAATGATGAAAATGTTTGGTATTCCATCATCCAAAATAGTTCAGATTAGAAATCCATATGCACCTAAAGAAATCATTGGTAATTTCGATTCGAATACCACAGCGTTTATACCGGTGGTTGGTGAAAAGGATAGGTATAGATTAAAAGGGAAGTACTTCGACCCATACCATCCTGATAAAATCCAAATGGGATATAAACAAAAGGGGTATGTTTATGTAGCACCAGCTCTAAGCACAATTAGTGGTACTGAAGTTAGAAAATCATTATCAAGTGGTAGTGAATCCAAACGTAAATCTGAATTCAAACGTATTTACGGTAAGTTTAATCCTAAAATTTTCAACCTAATAAGTGGTAAATTGTATAAACTTGAATCTACTTTAGAATCGTTTCTAAGTACGTTTGATATAAACAAACTAATATCAGAATCGAATGTAGAACCCGGTGAGCCTGAAGAAGGATATTTACCACCTAATGATGTTAGGGTTATCGGTAAAAATAGTGCTAAAGGTAGAGGTGAGCCGTGGTTTGAAAAACTAAAATATACACAATTACACTTTCCAACAGCAGATAATATGTATCCATCTGAAATAGATGATGAAACTGAAGGATTACATGCTATAATAAAATCAGTATATAAAGTATATGATGAAATACCAGAATCGGAAAATTTTGTAACGATTAAAGAAGCATCAACAAATGGAGCTTTAGGTAAATCATTGGTAGATGATGGTCCTGGAGTTTTCTTTGGAGATTCAAAATCATATAAGGCTATTAATGATAAAATTGCATTTCGACTTGGATTTCAAGTTATAGATTACATATTAAATCCAAATGGTGATGATATATATGCCGATGATAATCGTTCAATAGATGATGCTTATCCTGTATCATTTTTTCCATCTGGTGTAAGTGGTGTTAATGCTAAATCATATAAATCAATAAAAGATTCACCTGATTATCAAACTTGGAAAAATCATATTAATAATGTTGCTACTCAAGTCGGATATAAACTTGTTGAATTTTTGGGTGGAACACCCGTAAACGAATCATTACTTACAGAAGGTGGAGCATATGGGCATATGAATCATCCATTTGATATTGAAATGAATTTAACCTTTAGTGATTTGAAAAATATAGTTAGGGGTGCTCTAACCGGTAACTTAGAACTAACAAGAGAAAAAACTGATGGTCAAGCATTAGCTATAAGTTGGCGTGATGATATGGGTTTGATTGCTGCTAGGAATAAATCACATCTAAAAAATAGTGGTGAGGGTGCGTTGGATATAAGTGGTATAGCTTCAAAGTTTCAAGGTAGGGGTGGGTTAACAGATGCATATAATTTTGCTATGGTTGATTTGAGTAATGCTATCAAATCATTAAGTAAATCACAAAGAGATAAAGTGTTTCAGCAAGGCTCATCGTTTATGAATTTAGAGGTAATTTATCCAACATCCGTAAATGTAATACCATACGGACAACCGCTACTTATATTTCATGGTACAATGCAGTATGATGTGGATGGTAAGGCAATTGGTGAAAATCAAAGTGCTGCTAGAATGCTAGCCGGTATGATTAAGCAAATAAATAAAAACATTCAGAAAAATTACACAATACAAGGGCCGCCCGTAACACAATTACCTAAATCAGACCAGCTATCAACTAAACAATCTAAATATCTATCAATGATTGATAAATTACAAAAAGAGTATGGGTTAACTGATAGTGATGGTGTTGCTGATTATCATCAAGCTTGGTGGGAAGTGTGGGTTGATGAAAATTCACCATCTACATTAGATAATAAAACTAAAATGGGATTAGTTAAGAGGTGGGCGTTTATGGATAAATCTTTTAGATTGGATAAACGAAACATAACAGATACGAATGTATTAGTTTGGGCTAAAAAAACTGATAAGAAAGACCAAAAGAAATTATCAAAATCTAATTTAAGAAAGTTTGAAGATATATTCTTAGGGGTTGGTGCTGATGTATTATCGATAATGAGTTCGGTTTTAACTGTAAATAGTGATACTGCACTACGAGCTATGAAAAAACGATTAGACCAGACTGTAAAAGATATCAAAAAGAGTGGTGATGTACGTAAAATAGAAAAATTAAAATTAGAATTAGAACGATTACTAGCCGCAGGTGGTAAGCAAAAATTAGTTCCAAGTGAGGGTATTGTATTTGTATATAAAGGTAATACCTACAAATTAACAGGCACATTTGCACCATTGAATCAGATATTAGGTTTAATGTATTATTAACATATTTATTATCAATTACTTTAAAAAACCAAAAGTTATGAGTAAATTAAAAAACATCAAAGCAGTTAAAGAAATGTTAGAGGGTAAACACAAAACCCAAACAAAGAAAACTGTATCATTTGATAAAACAAAAGAAGTTGTAAAACGAAACGTTGGTGATGTTTGGACTGATGAAGATGGTCAGACGTGGGAACAAAAACGAGGGTATAAGGTAAAGTTAGGTAAACTACATAAGCTCAGAAATGATTTAAAAAAGTTTCCTAATTGTAGAAAGGATGAATGTAGTTGTTTAGACCCAGCGCAAGCTGATTTAAAAATGAAAGCATATCATGGAATGTGCTTAGATTGTGTTGTGGACATGGAACATCAGATGAAGTTAGATGGCACATATGATGAATACGAAAAGAAAAAGTTATTAGCTAATGCAGAAGCATGGTTGAAACAAGCAGAGATAGAAAAGGATATTTTAAAATATTCGATTGAAGCTAACTTTATAAATGAAGATGGTTCTATTGAAAAGTGGGGTGGTTTAAATAAAGATGAAGTAATAGACCGTATAGAAAAAGGTTTCCAAAAATTTAAAGAAGAATATATTGGAAAGTTAAAAACGGATTTGAATGAAAAAGATAGTTAATTGGTTAACTGGATTACTTAAAGATGAAAAGGGTACACCATCATCTAAACGATTTATCGGTATTGTTTCTGGGTTAAGTCTATGTGTAGCTTTATTCATTAACCTATTTACAGAACATCCGGTTGAGATGGGTTTGATAAACGCAGTAACTGCTCTAGCATTTGGTTCATTAGGTTTAGCATCTGTAGATAAAATTTGGGCAAAAGGACATGGAAGTACTAAAGAATTACCTAAACAGTAGGTTCAAACATTATTATAATGAAGGTGTGGATGTTACTTTGTGTAAAGAATACGCACTTTCAGATATTTATGAAGTGTTGTGTAATCAAAACCTAATGACTGAAGATTTAAGAAAATGGTTTGGTCAAGGTGGTGCTGGTGGAACAACTAAAGGTGGTTGGGATAGATATGGGGCTGAGGGTCAAAAGTTAGGTAAGTGTGGTGGTGGTAAAAAGGGTGGTGCATATGCCGCGTGTTTATCAGCAGAAAAAGCTAGAAAATTAGGTAAAAAAGGAAGAGCCGCATTTGTAAGAAGAAAACGTGCAGCACAAAAGAAAAGTGGAGACACCAAAAAGGGTGGTGAAAAGAAAAAAGGTCAAAAACCAACATATTCAAAAACAGGAGCATAATGAATTTAAAAGAGTGGACTATATCATATATAGATAGTTTAAGAGAATCTCAGATTACAGAAACTTTAAAAATAACTAGACAATCAAAGGACTATGCAACTGGTCCAGATTTTACAGTTTTTAAAGTTGATGGATTACCACAGTTCAGTATTAACGTAAATTCATCAGCTGGATGGAGTACAGACCCACACGATAAAAGAGGTAGAGAATTAAGGTTGATGGATAGAGGAAACCGTAGAGCAACACTTTATTGGAAAGAGGGGAATTTAAAAGCGTTAGCAAAACAAATGTACGACCTTACAAGTGAAACAACTTGGGGAGAAGATAGAGGTTTAACTCCTGATGATTATTATAAAGTTTTAAAAATGTGGGTTGATATGGGTTTACATGAATCAACAAATAAACCCAATTTGGTGGAAAAGTTAAATACATTGTTAGAAAAGAATGTACCTACAAATCCATCAAAGTGGTCTTACTATAAATCACAAGCTAAGAAAAAGTTTGATGTATACCCATCTGCATATGCAAATGCATGGGCCGCTAAGAAATACAAAGCCGCAGGTGGTGGTTGGAAGAAAGAATCCGTAAATGAATGGACAGATAGAAACTTTTATATGTCACAGCCAGATATGAATCTATCTTTACTTAAAAAAATAATGCCATCGGTAGTTGGAAGTGCAAAGAGTGCTGAGCAGAGATTAAAACAATTTGTAGGTGGTCAGATGTGGGTTCATGGACAACATCATAACATAATAGGTAAGGATGGTAAAAAGTATGAAATTGGTCAAAATCAATATTATTTAGGAAAAGGTACAAACGTAAATGCAACAAGTGCCACATTTAAAAAAATACTACCTGATGGTGATACAGAAGTTATTGGAACTTTGTATGTAGATACAGATGACTTATTGAAAGCTATCAAAAAACAAGGTATAAAAGAATCAGTAAATGAAATTAAATTATCATCTGATGAAAAGCAGAAATTGGATAAAGCTATATCAATAACAGATAAAGTTAAGGCTGGTAAAGGTAGGAAAGAAGCTATTATGTACATAGTTAAATTGGCTAAAGAAAAAACTGGTAATTATCCACGAACATTAAAACAAGCACTATATTTCTTAGATTATCTTGATGAATCAATTAATGAAGCTAAGTTCAAATACGACCCTAAGATAGATTATTTTGATGAATATGAACTACTACCACAAGAAGTACAAGATGTATTAGATGCACATGATTTCGATGATGATTCATATGCTGCTGCTAAAAAAACTATTAAGCAGTTAAACAAAGTAGGTTGGACTGCTGATTATGAATTGAGTGGTGATATGACTGACTTAAAACCACTAGGTGAATCGATAAATGAAGTAGACTCTACTACTAATTTATTGAATATGGTTCAGAAATTTGCTAAAATACAGGGATTCAAATCAATTAAGAATCCAGAAAAATGGATAAAAAAGAATGGGCCTTTTTATTATGAAAATGGTATTGTTACACTCGCTATTTTTATTCATCCAGATACGACTAACGATTTTAGATTTGCTCAAGTATATCATGAACAAGATACGCCGGAAGATTTATTTGTTCACTTCCATTCAGGCGGGTCATCGTTAGACTATAGTATAGAGGATTGGACAACCAGTTTATCATTTAATAACTTTAGATTTCTTAAATATTATTGGAAAGATTATTTCAAATCAATAAACGAAGTATCTTGGTCGGAAATGGAGAAGATTGATACTATACAAAAACAAATCAAAAAACATATCCAAGTCAATCACAAAGATTCTATTGATTATAAAAGGGATAGATGGATGAAAGGTTATTCAGATTTAGTTGGGCATAGTGGTAAGGGTCTTAATAAGAAAAACCTAAAGAATATCGCTAAGTTGGCTAAACAAAAGAACGATAAAAAATTAATGAAATTACTATCAGATTTAACAAATATATAATACTACTATGAAACTAAATGAAGGTATAATATACAATGTGGACAATAACGTACCACTACATAAGAATCCATACAGATATGGTTCAGTAAAGTTTTTTCAATATTTCAATGACTTAAGAAAACTTAAATTGGAATCTGTTAGTGATAATTTGAAATACTTTTTAGATTCTGATATTGGTAACGTTGGTAGATATAAAGGTGAACCTGTATTGTTAGATTTTCCAATACTAGCTGAAGCTGAGTATCAGAGTAAAAAAGTAGAACTGAATAAACCTAAACGCGGTGGTTCTAAAAAGTTCTATGTGTATGTTAAAAACAAAAAAGGTAATGTTATAAAAGTATCATTTGGTGCTAAAGGTGGTGGTGGTAAACTCGCAGTAAAACTTAAAGACCCAAAAGCAAGAAAAGCATTTTCCGATAGACACGATTGTCCTAATAAAAAGGATAAAACAAAAGCTGGGTATTGGTCATGTGCATTGCCAAGATACGCTAAATCATTAGGGCTAAGTGGTGGTGGTAGATTCTGGTAACCCATATAACGAAATAAGTAAGGGTAATAACACTTACATTAGAGAATTTACAGTAGATACGGATTCTTCAGAATTGGTATGGCATAGAGATAAAGAAGATAGGGAAGTTACAATACTAGAGGGTAATGGTTGGAAATTCCAACGTGATAATGAACTACCATTTATACTAAATAAGAGTGATGTTATATATATTAAAAAGGGTGAATATCACCGTATCATTAAAGGTAATACTAATTTAAAGATATCATTACTAAAGAAATTTTAATATTTATACTAAAGTATCAATGTGAAGTACATAAAGGATATATTAATTATTGGGTTGGTTATTTTAATAATACTATTACGTAGTTGTGGTGGTGATGTAGAGCCTGTTGTAATAACTAAAACGGAAATAAAATACGATACAATCACCAATGAAATAACAAACTACATTCCAAAACTTACGACTCGTATAATCAGACAGGTAGATACTGTAACAGATAGTTTATACATAGTAAAATATGATACACTATATGGTGATATCGTTATAGATACATCTAAGATTCTTGAAGATTTCTTTGCTCAATATATTTACAAAGATACGCAAGATTTTGATTCGGTTAAGTTTGTAATCAATGATACCATATCAAAAAATAAAATACTATCACGTGGTATAGATTATACATTAGTTAGACCTACAATAACGATAACTGAAAAACATTTCATAAACAGACGTGAATTTTATTTAGGATTGGGATTGATTGGAACACCACAAAGATTAAGTTTCATAGGACCTCAGATAAATTATAAAGATAAAAAGCGTAATTTATTTGGATTGGGTATTGGTATTGATAGTGATTTACAACCAGCTATATCTTTACAATATTCATATAGAATTGGTAAATAGTATGGCTAAGAGTATAAAAGAATTAATACGAGAAGAGTATATAAAATGTGCAAAAGACCCAATATACTTCTTTAAAAAATATTGTTACATCCAACATCCAAAACGTGGCAAAATTTTATTCAATCTATATGATTTCCAAGAAAACGCATTAGGTCAATTCAATGAATACCAATATAATGTTATATTAAAATCAAGACAATTGGGTATATCAACATTATCAGCTGGATATTCATTGTGGATGATGTTATTCCACGAAGATAAAAATATTTTAGTAATTGCAACCAAACAAGAAATAGCTAAAAACTTAGTTACTAAAGTTAGATATATGCATGAAAACTTACCATCGTGGTTGCGTGGAAATACAATAGAAGATAACAAACTTTCACTTAGACTTGGTAATGGTTCACAAATTAAAGCAACATCAGCAAGTGGTGACGCTGGTCGTTCTGAAGCACTATCAATGTTAATTATAGATGAAGCGGCATTTATCAAAGGTATTGATGAAATATGGGCATCATCACAATCTACACTATCAACCGGTGGTAAAGCAATTGTGTTATCAACTCCAAACGGTGTTGGTAATTTCTTTCATAAAACTTGGTTGAAAGGTGAAGAGGGTGATGAATGGAATCCTATTAAACTACATTGGACTGTTCATCCAGAAAGAGATAAAAAGTGGAGAAAGCAACAAACAAAACTATTAGGTGAAAAGATGGCAGCACAAGAATGTGATTGCGATTTCATATCATCTGGTTACACAGTTGTTGATGGTGAATTGCTAAAATGGTTTGAAGATACCCACATACAAACTCCAATAGAAAAACGTGGTTTTGATGGGAATTATTGGTTATGGTCACAGCCAAATTACACAAAAAATTATATTGTTGTTGCGGATGTTGCTCGTGGTGATGGCGCAGATTATTCAGCATTCCATGTAATTGATGTTGAAACGGTAGAACAAGTGGCTGAGTATAAAGGTAAGATAGAAACTAAACAATATGGTAATCTGTTAGTAAATGTTGCTACTGAATGGAATGATGCATTGTTAGTGATTGAAAACGCTAATATTGGCTGGGCTGTAATTCAAGAAGCAATAGATAGAAACTATAAAAACTTATACTATTCATATAAGGAATTTGGATATGTGGATGAAAATATACATTTACAAAAGGCATATGATTTAAAAGATAAATCACAAATGGTACCTGGATTTTCAATGACAAGTAGGACTAGGCCGCTGGTAATATCAAAATTAGATACTTATATGAGGGAGCGTGTACCAATTATACGTTCAAAACGGCTGATTGATGAATTATTTGTATTTATTTGGAATGGTAGCAGAGCAGAAGCTCAGCGTGGGTATAATGATGATTTGGTAATATCATTCTCAACATCGCTATGGGTTAGAGATACCGCCTTAAAACTAAGACAGCAGGGTATTGAGCTAAATAAAAGGGCACTATCTCTAACAACTAAAAATTCAGGTGTATTCAAAACTACATCTAAAAAAGCTACCGATATGTGGAATATGAAAGTTGGTAAAAACAATGAAGATATTCGGTGGTTATTGTAAATGTATTTTTTTCAATATTTATATTTTGTAAGATATTATTAACTAAATTATATTATGGCAGATAAATCATTATTCAGTAGACTTCAACGATTGTTTTCAACACAAGTTGTTGTAAGGCGGCTCGGCAAAAACAAAATCAAAGTAGTTGACTCATCAAGACTTCAGAGCTCTGGTAATTCAGAAAGCTCATCTTACTATGATAGATACGGTAGATTACACGGCTCTAACTCAAAGAAGAATTGGCAAACTTACAATGACCGTTTTAATTATCATTCTAACAAATTAGAACTTTATACAGACTATGAAGCTATGGATAAGGATTCCATAATATCATCTGTTTTGGATATATATTCTGATGAATGTACTTTAAAAAATGATATGAATGATGTTCTTAGAATAAATTCATCAAATGAAAAAATAAAGAAAACTTTAAATAATTTATTCTATGATGTTTTGAATATCGAATTCAACCTATGGGCATGGATTCGTGGTATGGTCAAATATGGTGACTACTATTTATATTTGGATATCGATGATGAATTGGGTGTTGTAAATGTACAACCACTCTCAGTATATGAAACTATAAGAGAAGAAGGTTACGATTTGGATAACCCATATTCAGTTAGATTTGAAGTAGAACAACACAATACAAACCATCATTCAGTTAAAAGTAATACAAAATACTTAGAATCATTCCAAGTGGCCCACTTCAGATTAATATCTGATAGTAATTTCCTACCCTACGGCCGCTCTTTATTAGAAGGAGCACGGAAAACTTGGAAGCAGTTAACCTTGATGGAAGATGCGATGATGATACATCGCATTATGAGGGCGCCTGAAAAGCGAATCTTTAAAATTGATATTGGTAATATACCACCGGGTGAAGTGGATACATATATGCGTAATATCATAGACCAAATGAAAAAAACACCATATATAGATGAAACCACTGGAGACTACAATCTAAAGTTCAATCTTCAAAATATGTTGGAAGATTATTACTTGCCAATTAGGGGTGGTCAGAGTGGAACTGAAATTGATTCTCTAAGTGGGATGGAATTTGGTGGTATTGATGATGTTGAATACTTAAAAAACAGAATGTTAGCAGGTCTTAAAGTGCCAAAATCGTTTATCGGATATGATGAGGGTGTATCGGGTAAAGCTACGTTAGCTCAACAAGATATTAGGTTCGCTCGCTCGGTTGAACGAATCCAAAAGATTGCACTTTCAGAACTAACTAAAATAGCAATAATACATTTATACTCTCAAGGATATACTGATGCCGATTTGGTTAATTTCAACATAGAATTAACAAACCCATCGGTAATATATGACCAAGAAAAAGCAAATTTATGGTCTGAAAAAATTAGATTAGCTAATGATTTGAAAGATAGTAAATTGATATCTCAAAAATGGATATATGAAAATATATTCAATATGTCTCAGCAAGAGTGGCAAAAAGAACAATATGGCGTTATCAATGATTTGAAATTAGGGTTCAGGCAAGAGCAAATACAGAATGAGGGTAATGACCCATCGGTTACAGGTGAATCATTCGGAACACCACACGACCTTGCAACAATCCAACAAACAGAAAGTGGCGGTGATAGTGAAAAACCACAGTTTGAAAATGAAGTTCCAGATGGTGGTTGGGAAGGTGCTGGTAGACCAAAAGAGGGTGGTAATTACGCAACTGATAAATCACCATTTGGTCGTGACCCATTGGGAAATAAATCTATAAATAGTGAATCTACTAATGCTATGTTAGATTCTATGAAGATGAAGCTTAAAACTAAGAAAATTATAACAGAATCTTTAAAACCTACTGATAATAAAGATGAAATTGATATGTTAGATGAAAAAAATATATTGGAATCTGATATTTAGTATATTTATAGTTAACTTATAGTTTGTAAAAATTGATGTAATATAATGAAAAAACTTAAACACAACAAATATAGAAATACTGGTGTTCTATTTGAGCTTTTGGTAAGGCAGATAGCTACTGATACTTTAAACAATAGAGATTCAAACGCTACGGCTATAATCAAAAAGTATTTTAGTAATAATACTGATTTATCAAAAGAACTTAAATTATACCAAACTACAATCAACGAAGTATTTAATTCAGAATATAAAGCTAGTGAATTTTTAAATATAATACTTAACGAGCGCTCTAAATTAAATAAAAAATCATTAAATAGAGAAAAGTATAATTTAATAAAAGATATTAAAAATAAATATGTTTTAGAGGATTTCTTTAAATATAGAATTACAAACTATAAAGAAAATGCATCAATATATAAACTATTTGAATATTCAAGTAACGATAACCCTAAACAACATATAGAATGTAAATCAACTTTGTTAGAGCATATGACTGGTAAATCTAAAAAATCTGTTGTAGAATCTAAAGTAAATGAAAGTTATTCAAAACAGCCTAAAGAAGTTAGATTACTCGCTTGGAAACTTTTAGTTGAAAACTTTAACGAAAAATACACAACGCTGACTAAAAAACAAAGAAGTGTATTAAAGGAATACATCAATTCAGTAGATAATTCTGAAAAGTTGAAATCATTTGTTGTTAAAGAATGTAATATCTTAGAATCCGCTCTAAATAAAATTAACATAACAGATGATGTTATAAAAATAAAAGTAAATGAAGTTACAAAGCTTACAGCCAAATTGAAAGAATCGAAAATAATATCAGAATCTCAAGTATTATCATTACTTAGGTATTATGAATTATACAAAGAACTGAAAAAGGTATATAAATGATGAAAAGTTTAATAAAAGAACTTAACGATAAATTTCAACAATATGAAGAAGAAGAATTGGATGAAGCGAATGTTACATCTAATTTAGATGGTGGTGAAGGCCCACCAAGAACGCCAATGGCATTTTCAAAATCTAACGATGAAGATGATTTGGATGATGACACAATTGAAGTGTTGGGTTACAAAAAATCCAAAAAATCCAATAAGCATACACAAGCAATGGAAGCTTTTGAAACTAAGATGGAATCATTAATCAACGAAATATCTTATAAAGAATACAAAAAAGATGATTCAAGAAAGGATTATCAAAAAATAAACGATTCAATCAAAAAGATAAATTCGATGATGTATAAAATGGAACGTATTGTAAACCAAAATTCAAAATTAAAACAAGAAGCAGGTGTACACAACGGACAATATTGGAAATCAACACAAGCTAGATTTCAGAAAATATCTGAAAGAATGGTTAGAGTTGCACGAAAAATAAAAGAACTAAGCTCATAACAAGGAAATGATGAAAAGACTATTAGTAGATACACAAAATTTCAGCTTAACAAAAGCACAAATCAATGAGGCTATTGCAACTAATGGTGGTAGGTTAATAGTAGAGGGTGTCTTACAAAGGGCTGAAGCTAAAAACCAAAATGGTAGGGTATATCCAAAAGAAATCCTAATGCGTGAAGTATCTAAATACAAAGATAGAGAAATCAAAGAAAATCGTGCTTATGGTGAATTAGACCATCCGGATTCATCGGTGGTGGAATTAAAAAATACATCACATATAGTTAGAGATGTATGGTGGGATGGTAACGATGTGGTTGGTAAAGTTGAAATTCTAAAAACTCCAGCCGGAAACATCCTAAAAGAACTATTGGAAGCTGGCTGTACAGTTGGTATATCATCACGTGGTATGGGTTCAGTAAAAGAATCAAAGGGTGGCACTGTTGTAGTAGAAGATGACTTTGATTTAGTTTGTTGGGATTTTGTATCTAATCCATCTACACATGGTGCATTTATGAGACCAATAAACGAATCAATAACATCTAATAAATTAAAATCATATAATAAAATCAATAATATAATACGTGACATCATTTGTGAGATTGATGGCGTTTGTTGTTTATAATTAAAATAGGAATCAAAAATGAGTATCAAAAAGAATAGAGAATTGATGAATGAACAAATCAAACGACTAAGAGGTGAACTTAAAGAATCAGTAAATGAAGCCAAACT